TGCCGCTGCCGATGTAGACAAACAGTCGGCACGCCACCGGGAAAACGCCGCGTACCGCAAACGTCATCACGTCGGCAAACCGTTTCGCCTCGATCCGCTGCTGAATGCCCGCCGTCCAGTTCGTCTTGTCCGACACGATTTTCAGCCCGTCCGCCGCCTGTGAAACCGTCGCGCCGTTTGTCCGCATCCAGCGATCCACAGCATACCCGGTCGCGCCGTGCGCCCCGTTCACGCCCGCCTGCGCAACCGGGTGGATAAAATCGCTGTTGTCCAGCAGGTTGTATGGCTGTATATAATACTCTGGCGATTTTCCTGCCAACTTATCCGCTGTCATCGCGCTGTCGGATATGATCTTCCCATTCTGCTCCAGTCGACTGCCATCGGCTTTTATGATCTGATCGGCAGTCGTGAGCGGGTAGATGCCGTCCGTGCTACTCATAATCGGCGATTGAGGTTTTTTGTAGGTAATTATCTCACCCGCGTCGCCGTCGCCGAGGTAGAGCGCTTTTGCGTCTACAGCCTCCAGATTCCTCTTTACCTGATTAAGCTCGCTAGTAGATGCCGCATCAATATTTGATCTTGCTTGTGCCTTTTGAGTATCTTCGAGTGTCTGCGCCGTATACAGCACCGCTTCCTGCGGCGCATCCTTGCCGGGATCGCCCTTCTCTCCTTGCGGCCCGGTCGCTCCGTCTTTTCCTGGGTCGCCCTTTTCACCCTGAGGCCCTTGCGGCCCGGTCGCTCCCGGCGCTCCGTCTTTTCCTGGGTCGCCCTTTTCACCCTGAGGTCCGGAAGCTAGTCCAAATATAATTTTCCCAGTCTCGCTGTCGTATGTTGCTGTGCATCCCGTTCCGGGCTCTCTGGTCTGGGCTTCAACAAGCAAATTTTCAATTTTGCCAGGTGCGCCACTCTCCAAACCAAGTGTTAAAGTTGCAGTTTGAGAATCGTATGAAGCATCACTACCCGTCCCATACTTTCTACTATATGATTTGACCGTCATCTGTTTTACGCCATCTGCGGCCTTAAGAAGCTGATCCAGCCAAGTTTCAAAAGAAGCTGGCCGTTCGCCTGCGCTTCCTGTCATAGATACAAGTAAACTAGTTTTACCTTTTGCGCTTTTGTATATTTCTCCAGAAACGCCTTTAATAGCAACCTCTATTTGTCCAGCACCGGGTGCGGCGGTATCACCTTTTTCAACCGTCCATACAATGTCCGTGTTTTCAACCGTTGTTGCCGCCGGATATACGCTACCAAGTGGTGTTTTAACAAGTAATTGGTATCCAGCCCCAATATACTGACTTTGATATTTTTCAATATCAATGCGAATTTGGGTTGCCTTGTTTTCCCCTTCATAACCAAGGAATATTAACGATTTATCAATATTATCAAAATCATATCTAAAAATACGCATTAGATACTCTCCTCCTCTATGATGGACAAAGAAGACTCTATCATTGTCGATGCAGTCGCGCTTTTAATTACTTCTCCAGCCTTTCCAAGAATATTAATTTCGATCATTCCATTTCCATAAAAAACAGTATCATCAGTTTTCAAAATCCATTTTAATATCCCGTTTTCTATGTTTGTCTGCGCAACATACATATCATTGATTGGATTTTTCACATAAAGTCTAACTTCAGAATTGGGGTAATCTTTCAAGCTGGTAGACATTTCAAATTCAATGCATGTCGCATCATTTTCTCCACAATATCCTAAAAAAATCATTTGCGGCATGGAATTAAAGCTATAACGAGATATACGCATAATTCTTCTCCATTCATTATATTCTACATGGATATTGCTTTTTATTCCTTTTTCATCTGTGTGATGTTTCTATCCACTCATTATTCCGCTTAATGAATACAGCGCATTCTTCCCACTGTTCGTTCCGTTTTATGGCTACTGTGCACTCCACCCACTGTCCAATTTGCTTAATCATTACGGTCTTTTTTTCTTCTGTATATGCCCGATAATTGATCGTTAGTGTAATTCTTGTAAAACGACAGTAATTTGCTGCGTTTCCATTTGGATCATACAAAATCAGCATCTGATTTCCGGCGGACAGATAACTTGCCATTCCAGACAACAGACTGCCTGTTAGGTCAATTTCTGTTGTCGCATTCCGAAATGTTCCGCTGACAGCCCCCAACATACTGTTTGGGTAAATTGAACCTTTGCCGGAAGCTGTTGTGGTCTGGTAGTTAGACGTGTAGAAATAGACGCTTTTATTCCCCGTCGAGCCTGCGGCATTGGCTGTCATGGATAAATGAATGGCTGTAATATTCAACCCGGCAAGGTTTGCATTCAGTAACACCATGCCAACCCAATTTCCGTTGCTACCATAAAAACCGTGTGTTGCAGCAGATGGCGTTTCATTGATGCCATCATAACGGTTGTTCGTTCCGTTTACAGTACGAGAACAAAGCGTGCAAGATACGGTTATCGTTTTATATTTCCAGCCCATGCTTCTATTCTCCAACAGGTTTAAGCCACAATGTCCCATCCGAATAATTATTGATGTTCGGAGTTGACGCAGAAACAACAATTTGATGAATATTGGCACATGCTCTCGACATTTCACTGATTGAAACGGCGTTTGATTTGCTGGAAATATATCCGTCCGTTCCGTCCGCCTTTGCTGTAAGACCAACAAGAATCTCGCCATCAGAAGAACGCTTCAGCTCAAAACCGTATACGTCGCTCAATCCGTGGTCACCATCGTATTTACTGAATTGTGCGCAATATTCCGGTTTCGCAGGATCAAGCATCGTGGATGCAACCAGACGAACAGACTGCCCTGTTATTGGAATATACACACCTCCAATTAAATTTCCAGCAGAATCGTAGATTTTAAAACCGTCAGCCGCCATTTTTGTTTTCGCATTGATATTTGAGTGGGAGACTTCGATTCCATCCGCGCCGACGTTAATGATGCCCGTTTTTTTGTACCCATCAGCGCCGATAGATTTGAATACGCCTTCCATCTTTTGAGCTTGAAGAGTAATCGTCCTGTTTGAGGATATATCAAGATTCGACCCTGTGCTTGACGCAATCTGGTCGACCGTAATTGTATGCGCGGCAATTTTCTCCGCCGTGACTGCGTTCGCATCCAGTTTGGCTGTGGTTACAGCGCCTGCAAGAATTTTGTTCGCAGTAACTGCGTTCGCGGCGATTTTGTCCGCAGTAATAGCTTCAGCAACCACTTTGTCTGCGGTTACAGCATTGTCGCCAATTTTATCTGTCGTAACCGCACCATCAACAATCTTAATACCAGAAATCGCACCATCCTGAATTTTATCTTCACCGAGTTGCGGAATGTGTTGTCCGTTGATTGTTCCGGCTGTGATGTTATCCGCGTTCAGGTTTGCAACATTTATTTCTTTGCCATTGATCGTACCGGCTGTGATTTTGTTTGCGGTAAGCCCTACGATTTTAGCGTCCGTGATTGAGCCATCAGCAATCTGAGCCGTTCCGACAACGCCGTCAGCCAGAATTCCGCTTTCAGCTGTAATCGTTCCGGACTTGATTTTATCTGCAGTTATTGTATGGCTGGCAATGTGGTTTGCCTCGATAGAGCCTGCCGCGATTTTTGCAGCAGTAACCGCGTTCGCATCCAGTTTGTCCGTCTTAATAGCTCCGGCTTCGATTTTATCAGCCGTCACTGCATTAGCCGCCAACTTTTCAGTTGTGACAGACTTTGCGTCCAGTTTGTCCGTCTTGACTGCACCAGCTTCAATTTTCTCTGCCGTAACAGCATTCGCAGAGATTTTCTCCGCAATTACAGCTCCGGCTTCGATCTTGTCTGCGGTTACCGCGCCAGCGTCAATTTTACCCGCCGTAATCGCCCCTGCTGCGATTTTATTTGTCACGACAGAACCATTGACCAGCTTCCCCGCAGACACGCTGGAAATGGCAATTTTGTTGCCTGTAACGATACCATTGCCAAGCTGCTTCCCTGTAATCAGACTGTTGTCCGGCGTAGACGCCAGCGTACCCAATGTCATGGAGTCATATTGCAGCGTTAAGCAGTTGAATGTATAGTCCGTCATGCGGATGCGTGTATCAACACCAATCCGACTGTTTACGACGCGGACAGCGTCTCCGATGTAGATATTTTGCAAAAAGCGGTACTGTTTATATTCTTCCGTATCCGCGCAATTCACGAAATCCACTGTCAGCGTCAGCGTTGCGAGGTCGCATCCGTTGTCGAATTCCTTCTGTGCAGCTTCACGCAGTTTTTGATAGACATCCTCTTTTGTGACAGCTTCTTCGTCCTCTGTCGCTTCCGCTTCGGCGGCGTCCGAGACTTCCAACCTGTACCATTTGGGATGCACATATTCGGTTTCATGCGGGCTGGCAACATACACCTCCGGCAGATACAGCACATTTCCGTTCTTATCCTCTCCGGTCGGCATAATGCGCGTGACCACGTTCGTGATATCCGCATCGTATGTGATGCCTTTCAGGTTCTTTCCGCGCCGAATCGTCACATCTTTGTCGTATCCGACCCGCTTAACCATGAACACGTCGTACCAGTCACGCGCCAACTCTGCGGCATAGTTCGCCGTCAGGCCGCCGTCCTCCAGCATAGCCGACACAGGATTCAGGTTAGACAGATCCACATCCGACGCGGTCGTGGTCAGATCGGAGTACATGCGGAATCCGTGCTCTGACAGGCACTTGGCAAGCAGACTCTCCGCCACTGTCGCGCCGGCCTCATCCGGTACAGGGCGGTACTGCTGGATCATATTGTCCATCAGATCGTAAAAGATGTGTCGCGCATAGACCGTCACTTTAGCGCTATCCGCATCAGAGGGCACGACCCGATAGATGCGGAACGGCTGGTCACGCAATAGGCGGCTTTCAACGACCGTGCCGGTTGCATAAACGCTACCGCTCGACGTTGCGCCTTCTTCTGTGCGTTCTTTCTTTAGATAGCTTTTATACTGGAATCCATGCTCGCCATATGGGCCGATAACCTCGCACCACTCGTTCCCGTCCTCATCTGTTATTGTATCGGTAACGATAACCTCCAACCCGATATCGATATGGTCGATAATGGCATAGTCAAAGCCGGGACCAGAACGTAGACGAAGCGGATCGCGCTTCGTGTTGATGCTGTAGATTTCGTTCTTGTAATAGTGACCGATATTATCCTGATGCACCAAACCGACTCGTGGCGTCGGCGCGGCAGGAACAGGCGCAACGATGATCCGCTCTTCCTGCAATCTCTGCCATTTTCCTGTATCGTCGAGCGGATGCTCAAGCGTAAGCTCCCATGTTCCGTTCAGTGTTTCACTGACCGTGCAAACACTCGGTGCAAGCAACCCCAAACCATTTTTTGAGAAATCCTTACAATCAGATTCATAAATCCGAATCACATCCACTCACCTCAAATCAGATAGCGCCATTCGGCTGAAATCTCAACGCTCGTAATATCTCCATTAAACCGAACCACGTTACTTCCAGGTAGCAGCTTCGGGAAATCACCCGTCATACAGTCATTAAGCGAAACCGTGTCGCTGTATGCTTCTTGAAGCGTTCCGTTTAGAATGATTTTGCTTGGTACATCCGACAAAACAACCGCCGTCTCTCCAACAATCAGCGTACCACTTCCATTACAGGCAACTGTAATTATCGGGTAAGCAAATGTCGTCCCCGGATTGATGACACTGCCATTCGTTGTCAGCTTAATATCTGATGTCGTTTTGGATCGCCAAAACGGTTCAAGCCGCCAAACGACAGAAAAGCTCCGGTTCGGATGCCCTCGAAGAATCTGCTTAAAATCAATCTGATTAGCGATGCGCCCACGGAAATAACCTCCCTGCCTAGCCGCCAGCTCAAGGATGCCATTTCCGGACAGGTATTCGCCGATCTCGTCGATGCGCGTGCTATCCGCGATAAAGCACTCGACAGTCAGCGTAATATCCTCATATACGTCCTCGCCCTGAAGCTGCGTCAGGCTCCCGCTCCTGCCAGGGATGGTGATATAAGATACGCGCTCCGCAGGCTTGATGATATTCGGTTGTTCAGCGATATAGATGCCGTAATCCGTGCTTTTAACTTCGTTCCATTTGAACCAGTAGTTCAATTGATTCATGATTCCCTCCTGATAAAGGAAAGAGGATGACCCATCATCAGGCCATCCTCAAGCCACGCGCCCGCTGGTTGTTTTTGGTAATGGTTGCGATCTCAACCGCCAGCGCGTGAATATCCTGTTCATCGCGCACTTGCAGATTCTCAACGTGCAGGTTTACACTTGAGCTGCTGTTGACCGTGGTGCGGTTATCATAGCTATTCATGTTACTGACAATACCGGACGCGCTGTCCGTCAGATAGTGTGCCGCATTGGAGATAGCTTTCTGCGTATTGGACGCTTCCATCTGGATGCCTTCCGTCCATCCGCGCATGGTCATCACACCGACCTCGTCGCGCATGACACGAGACGGAGAGTTGATACGCAACGCCAGCTTCACTGCGTTGATAATCTGCTGGGCAACGCTGGTGATTGCCGTCGTCGCACTGTTCGACCCTGCACGAATGCCATCCGCCAGCCCTGCGCCCGCCTGTCTGCCGATATTGTAGAATGTCGTATACGTCAGCGCAGACGCAAGCGTTCTGCGAATTTTCTCAGAAACGGCAGCGACATACGGCGTATAGTCGTAGTTAGACAAGCCCTCGCCGATACCTTCCGACAGATAAGCGCCAACTTCATCACGCATGACAGTAGACGGCGAATGGATGCCCAAAGCTTCACACAACGCTTTCACGATATCAGCGCTTACGCCTTCCGCCGTATCCGTCCAGCTCGTATCGCCCATACCCTGCGCGACGCCTGCGGTAATGTTTTTACCGATGCCAAGCGTATCAAGTGTGGCGAAAAACTCAGTAAGCAGTTGCAGATTTTGGATATCATCTTCCGTGGCCGTTCCGTTTTTTACCGCATCGGACAAGGTCTGCACCAACGTGGCAAGATTGTTGATGTCTGTTGCGGAGAAGCGATTCAGTACATCCTGCCCCATGTTTTTAGATTGCGAACCGTACAGCCAATTTAAAATTGGAATATCTTTTGTATTTTCAAGCCCTTTCCCAATATCAACGATTTGCTGTACAAGGTCTTTGGCACTCTGCCCGAACCCTTTTTTTGTTCCCCAAGTTTCAGGATTCCAAAAATCCTTGAAGCGAGAAACCCAGTTTCCAAAGGACGTGTTACCCGTATCCTCAAACGCTGCGGTCGCCGCCTCTTTAGCTCCTGTCAGATCCACATCAGCGACCAGAATAACGTGGAGCTTACCATCGTCGCCGACAACCACAATATCGTTACCATTCACTCTGTCAATAGCAACAGCCGCCGAAATCTCAAGTCCATCCTCGTAGAAAGCAACATTGCCAGCTTCCGCATCAGTAAGGATATCATCCTTTGACTCATACTTCCCGAGACCATAAATCGCCGAAACGACGCCTTTCACCTTAACCGGGTTATTCTCAACAAATGCGTCATATGCCTCCTGTGTATACTTATCAAGCGTCACCGTCGCGTTAACAGGAATGGAAGCATCTTTGATACTATCAATAAAATTCTGCCAATCAATAGCCGCATCATCTGTATCAATCCCCAGCGACACCATGATCTTCTGCATTTCCTCCGGCAACTGTGTCTCAATTAGGTTTGCTAGCCCATCAAACCCGTTATCTTTTGCAAAATCATAGATGTATTTAAGCTGACTTTGGAGATTATCAAAGTTGAATGCTTCTCCCAAGTCCGGGAACATTTTCCGAACTTCATCCTCGGTAAAGCCCATGCTCATCAGCGAATGAATCTGTTCAAGCAGACCGATGTACGAAACAATGTCATCCTCGCTCCACCCGGCAAGCAAGTCGCTGATTTCCTGTGCTGTTTCGCCTTTCGCTTTTCCATCCTCGCGGTTATACAGACCGATTTTCTCGATCAGTAAATCGAAATTCTCAGACGCCGTCTTAAACTCGTCCGAGTTTGCGATTTTCGGATAAAGCTGCTGGATCGTCGCCGCGTAATCCTTCAAGTCCTCCTGACGCTGTTTATCGTAGGCGTCTTGAAGCTCTGCAAGCGCTTCTGTCTTCTTTGTTTCGTCCTCGATCTGGTCAATCAGCTTATACTGCGTATCATAGTCCGCCTCATGCTGGTCGCGGATGGCTTTATACCCCTGAGCCGCAGCCAGCAGACCATCGCCATACAGCGACATATCCGTTTTAAAGTTCTCACCCTGTTCAAGCCTCTGACGGCTTTCTTCAGCTTCAATCTGTTTAAGGAGATTCTTATAGCCTTCTTCACCTTCGGCGGGAACGAGGTCATACTTGATCATGATTTTCTGGCGGGTGTCAATCAGCTCATCAAGCCTGAGCTTCTCTTTTTCCGTCAGATAGCCGTTTTGCCGCTTTTTAAGTAACTTCGCGACTTCCTCGTTCATGTTGTTCAGTGTCGTAATATCATCGTCGATCTGGTCAGACAGCCCGGAGACACCTGTCTGAGCGGCGTTTTCACGCAGCGTGTTCAGCTCTGTGATAACACCATTGTTCAACTCGGCAAACGAGTCTGTCCATTCCTTGACGATAGCATTGCTTTCCTTTTTGCCGTCCGTCCATACAGCGATAAGCCCGTCTTTCCATTCCTGTGCGGCTTCAAGAGACTTTCGCGCATTGACAAAATCAGATTCTGTCAAATCAAATCGCCCCATGCCATCGCCAGAATAAATCGACTCTGCCTGATGTCGCGCCCAGCGGTCAGCAACATCCTCAAGGTCTGTCATCGCCTGTTTGGTCTGTGCTGCGCCTGTAGCGTATTCTTTCAACTGGTTAAGCGCATACAGCGTTGCCGCACCAACAGCCAGCCAGACGGCAGGAGAGCCAGACAAGACGGACAGCAAACCCTTCACGCCGCCGCCGGCAGCAGCGCAAGCACGCGCAAACGATGCGAAGGTCTTTAGCAACGGCGACAACACGCTTTTATTCAGCTTGCCGAGTATAATCAACAGCGGACCGGCGGCGGCAGCAACAGCGCCAATTTTGACAACAGCTTCGCGCTGAGATTTGTCAAGCCCATCAAGCCAATCTACGATTTCAAAACCTTTATCGATAAATTCCTGCAAAAGTGGATTCAGGTCATCGCCCATTCGACGTGCAATTTCCGTGAACGAGTTTTTCAGATTTTTAAGCCGATATTCAGTCGTCGCATATCGCTTGCTGGTCTCTGCTGTCAATGCACTATTCGACTTCCATGCTTCGTTTGATTCGTCCAGTGTTTTATAAAGCAGATCAACGGCATTTGTTGAACGCAGCAACGTATCGCGCAAACGCACTTCCTTGAATCCCATATCGTTCAAGGTCGCAATGGCACTGATTCCCTCATCATCAAGTTCGGAAAGTCCCTGAATGAACGACATAAATGCTTCTGCAGGATTAGATTCCCATAATTCATAGAAAGCCTCATTCGTCATTCCTGCGACGCTGGCAAAATCCTCAAGCCCATCCGCGCCTTCGGCGGCGGCAACTTCGATTTTAATTAACGCTTTGGAGAAAGCAGATCCACCCATTTCAGCTTCAATACCGACGGAGGACAGCGCCGTCGCCATTGCCAAAATTTCCGGCACAGACAAACCAACTTGCGTGCCGGCTGCAGCAATACGCGTCGCCATATCCATGATTGACGATTCGGTTGTGCTGTTCTTATTGCCCAGATCAACAATGGCAGAACCAAGACGATCAAAATCATCGGTTGCCATGTTTGTAACATTGCGAAACTGTGACAAAGCTTCTGCGGCTTCCGTCGCGCTGATATCTGTTGAATTGCCCAAATCAATCATGACACGTGCAAACTCAGCAAGATTCTCAGTTTCGATGCCCATCTGACCGGCGATAGCAAAAACCGATGCAATGCTCGATGCGTCCTGGCCAACCTCTTTAGACATCGCAATGATCTGTTCAGACAGGTCGGAGAACTCACCTTCCGTGGCTTCAACCGTCTTTTTTACGTCCGCGAAAGCAGATTCATAATCAACAGATGCCTGAATCATCGACTTACCAGCGGCAAGAATCGGCGTCGTAACCGCCACAGAGAGTTTTTTACCGACGCTCTCCATCTTACTGCCGAGCGAGTCCAGCGTTTTCGCCGCCTTGTCGCACTGCTCGGCAAAACTCGTCCATGGGGCTGCTTTGATTTTCAGATTCAGTTCGTCAATTTGCTGTTTGATATTGATAACCGATGTTTTAGCATTATTCAGTTCTGTCTTTGCGCGAGCCACCTTATCCGCATTATTCTGGATCGTCCGGTTGCTGACATTGACCTTCTGATTCAGATTAGAGTATCCCTTTCCCGCCTTTTTCAGTTCTTCTTTTAAGGCTTCCAGCCGCGCTTTCACTCTCTGCGTGGCAGGCGCATCCTCACCATACAGATTTTTAAGAGACTTATACTCCTGCGCAGTTTCTTTAACCTTTTGAGCAAGCGCATCGTAGGCATCCTTCGATTCAGACAACTGTGTTTTTAGCTGCTGATTCTTCTTATATGACTTTTCAAGAGAGTCGTTCGCCTTTTGCAGTTTACGCTGATACTGCTCGACCGCCTTGTTTTGGAGCTGCATTTCACGTTCCAACTCCACAACATGCGCCGTCATGCCTTCAACGCTTTTATCGTAATTCTTGTTCCCAGCAGCAGCGAGAGCAAAGTCACTTCGTGCTTCTTTGATTTGAGCAGTGATTGTCCTTATATTGGAAGAAAAACTGTCTGATTCCAAAGAAAGCCTGACAACAAGGTCTCGGATTGATTCACTGGCCATGCTTCTTTCCTCCTTTACGGATGAAGCCCTGGCCAGACTTCATCAATATATCGCTTTTTCGGTGCTCTTTTGATTTGTTCGCGTTTAGCTTTCCAAGCACGAACTTTCATGAAACCGATAAAATCCATCGTGTCAATATGATTCATTTGCCAACCGGCATCCAGCAGCGTGTTGTATGTCTGCAACACGTAATCTTGCAGCGTCAGGATTGCTGGCTCGTCGGTTCTTTTTTCTGTGCCTGAGCTGCTGTCGTAGGGAAATCAGCCAAAACTCCGGTTGCCTGATTGTTGACAGCCTGAATTGTAAGTGCCAAGTCATGCATCAGTCTGTCAGCAGGGTACAGATCCAACACGTCGTCGGGTGTAAACTGGTTCTGAAACAGCAGGCAAAACCAATCAATCATCGTATCGAGAGCATCTTTGACCGAAAGCGCGTTCGCTTCCTCGTCCGTTACGTCCATGCCGCTTTCAACCTTTAGACCGACCGCCAACATTTTTGTGTAAACATCCAGTGCAGGGCCAATTTCACGCAAAGCGCGTCCAGACACATACGGAATGCTGTATTTCTTGCCGCCAAGCGTACAGGTAATCATTTAAAATCCTCCTTTAAACAGAAAAAGAGCCTGCGGCATTTGCCGCAGGCTTAAAATCAGACGTCGCCCGCACTATTAGGGACTTTGTCAAGAAACGTTGCGCCGCCAGTAAAGCTGTTCAGCCCCTCGTCAGCAACAACCTGATAGTTGCCGTCCGAGATGCGCTTAATCGCGGTAAATTCGATTTCACCCGTCTGACGGGTAATCGTTGTACCTTCTTTGGTCTTGTAATTTTCGGTGAGCGGCTTTGCTCGTGTCTTGAGCAGCCATACATAACGGTATGTGCCGTCCGCCTTTTCGGACATGAAGCCAACCGCGAAATACGGTGCCTTGTCCGAGGCATTGCGCCACAGCGTGCCATCCGCATTCAGCTTAGAGCCAAACAGTTTAGCCTGCACATCAAGCGGGAAATCCGCCATTGTAACCTTCAGCGCAATGTCCGGATCGGGATTCAGCGCGTCGTATTCGACATCATCGGCATACTGAATATCTGCGTCCGTAGTAGACGGTGTAACCGTCGCCTCAATCAAGCCGGGGACGCGTACAATCTCGCCGTATGTGGTACCGGTTTCTTCGTCCTTCGTAATCGGCGCAAGCGTAAACTTTTTAAGACCGACGACAGAGGACGGATTCTTCGTATCAGGCATATTTAAACCTCCTCAATTTTTATGTTACTGCCTTTGTCAGTGTGTCGCGAATAATCGAATACGCTTCATCCTTTTTAGCGTCAAAGGCAGGACGCACAAAAGGATGCGGCGGCGTCGGATCAGAATCAGGCGTTGGTCCGGCGTGACCAAACTCGACAAGATGCGCGTGATTGGCTTTGCCGGGACCATATCGTGCACCGATTGTGATGGATTTTTTCCTCATCATCACGCCATCATCATCGACACTTTTAACCTCGCCAATCGTGATATTGTCATATAGAGTGCTGGTTTGAATTTGAGGGTCACTTGACGCATTTGCTTTCATCTGTTCATAAATAGGAACGGCTCCCGCTTCAAGTGCTTCAGCGACTGCTTTTCCGTCAGGGCTAAGCTCCTCGGCCATTGCCTTAAGTTCATCCATGATTTCCTTGATTTCGGCGTTCACACTCGAAGTATCAAGCGCCATCATCCGTCACCTCGCTTGTAGGCACAGGCAATCCATACTCCCATGTCCAAATCACGCAGTACAAATCAACCTGCTCGTCATAAGCAGGCTGTTTATACCCTTTTGTCGTTTCCTCCACCATGCCCCAGCCGGATGCAAACATTGCCTGTCGCGTCTTCTCAATCGCTTTTGTGGGGTCATTTTTACTCCACAACTGCAAATAGAGATACACGTCATACGTTGTCGGCACATCGTCCTGGAAATGTGTTGGTTTCAGCATGTAGCTGTAAACGAAATACTGATTCGGTGCTTTAGGATATTTGACGGTTGACTGCCAAATCTGTGAATAGGACGGAATGCCTGTTTTAGCAAGCGCATCCTGCACAATCTTCATCGGCTGACAACCTCCTGTCTGTATGTTTTCAAGCCAAGATATTGCTTACGATAGCCATAGTGACCGACGTTGGTGATGATTCGGCGCTCGCCGTCGAACTCGACCCACATACCAGCTTCAATATCCCGCCTGTATCGAATAACAAAGTTCAAAACGTCTTCGACGACCTCGCTGTCTGCCGCACGATACTTCTGGTTACCAGCATCGTCAACGCCGGCCCACACACGACAAATCACTTTGTCCGTATCATCCCGATAGCCGTTTTCATTCGTCTCACTGATCGTTTTGCCAATCGTTATTCTCTGCTGTAAATCGCCCGGATGCGGAGAAGGGTTGAATGTTCTATAACCACGCAAAGCCCGTCACCACCTGTCAGAACAACACATCCACAGTGCGGTATGGCCATAACAGGTTTTCAAACGCACTTCTCGCTGCCTTGTACGATGGATTATCGTAGTTGTCTCGGAACTCGTAATAGTGCGAAACCATCAGCATAACAGCCAACCTGACAGGTTCAGGCGCATCGTCCTCCGCAAACTTGCGGCCACAAAAGTCCTCCGCGCTTTTCTGCACCATGTTAATCAGACTGGCAATATACTGATCTTCCTGTTCGTCGATTTCCGTCGCTTCTGCATAAACCTCAAGGCGCATGTGCATCCGCATCTCTGCAACCGTTACAATTGCCATAACGCACCTCCAAAGAAAAGGAAGGACGGCTCACCTTGAAGCCGCCCTTCTACGGGCTTTTCAGGCCATCTTGAGACTCTTGATCGCTTCCGGCAGAATCAGGCAGCCATCGAGACGCTCAGTACCGAGGAATGCTACCTGCCCATTTACCGCATAAAGCTCGTTCAGACGACGAATCGTGCGGCTCTTGCGGTCTGCAATCCAGTAATACTTGAAATCGCCGAACAGAACCGCAGTATTGCCAGTCGTCGCTTCCGGCGCGGCAACAGACGTCTTGTACGGACGACCAAGAATCATATCCGGCGTTCCTGCCGTCAGCGCGGGCTGCCAAATATACTGACCGTTGTTGTCCTTGAGCTTGCGAACGATCTTGATCGTCGAGTCATTCATAAACCACATCGACTTAGAGCGATACGGTGCACGCAGAGAATAGAACAGATCCATCAGCTCATCGGCGGTAAACGTATCGGTCTTAGCAGCAGTGATGCCCGCAGATGCGCCCTTCGTCGAATCGAACACGCCGGTAGGCTTGCCTGTGCCATTGCCGGTGCAGAATGCCGCTTCCTCGGCAACCGCAAAACGACGTGCAAACTCTCGCGCCATGTAATCCTCAAGGTTGAACGCTGAGTCCGCAAGCAGCTCCTCAGAGACCTTGACCATCGTTGCCAGTTTGTACGCGGACAGCGTCTTCTGCTCAAAGGTTACGCCGCTCTCCGGAATAGCCGCATTCTCGTCCACCCACGATGCAGTGCCGGTCGTCGCCACAATCGGAATCTTACGATCGCCGGATGCCGTCTTGATGCTGGTCGCCATCGTGCGGAATACGTTCTCATCCGCCAGTGCCTCGACCAACGTGTGTTCAAACTCATCCGGTACCGTATAGCCGCCGTCGGAATCCGTACCGACAGACAGCACGTTATTCACGTCATAGCCAACCTGAGCGTTGCGCAGATAACGTCCGAACGCATTCTTATACTGCTGGCCGCTCCGGTCTTCCTTCTTTTCAGGATCGCGACCCGGAATGCTGGTAATCGGGCTGTTCACAGGATTATCAAGCGCCTTATCAAACGCTTCGGCACGCTGCCTGCGCTCAATGGAAGCCGTCAGATCAGTGATATCCTTCTCCATGCGGTCATACGTCTGCGCATCCTCGGCAGACATCATGCCAGTATCCTTGTCCGTATGTTCGTCAAGGAACTTTTTTGCGGTGTTCCATGCGTTAGCACGCTTGGCGATCAATTCAGAAAGAGTCATGTTTTTTTACCTCCTATTGTTACTTAAGCAGATTCAGCCGCTTATACAGCTGATCCGCAGAAACGAGATTCGTGTTGTGCTGAGACGAAAAAAGCTCCCGCATTTCATCACGGAAGCAATCGAGGTCTCGCTTCGTCAGCGCATCAGAAGCGTTGACATTTTCGATATTTGCCCTCATCAGGCGGTTTTTCGTGCGCTTTTCCCAAGTTTCGATTTTGTCCTGCACATACGCCCGGTCAATCGTGCGTCCTGCGGCGTTCGTCGCTTTGGGAATCGCTTCACTGATGCTATCGATAAAGCCCTTTTGGAGCGCTGCCGTTGCGTCCATCCATGTACTCGCATCCATCAGCGCCCGGATATCATCACGGCTTACGCCCTTCGCTTCGCAGCGCGGCGCGTAACTGTTGATGATGGCTTCGGTGTACGCATCGAGTACTGTGATCTCATTCTGGAGATCGTTCTGATTGCCCCAAGCAAAGGTAGACGGCAGGTGGATCATGTAAATGCCCATCGGCGTCATCTCCACATCGTCACAGGCAGCAGAAACGCTCGTCGCAGACGATGCCGCGACCTGAATCTGTGCTTTGACCCTGCCGGGGTAGTTGCGAATGTCATCAAACATCTTTCGTGCGGCAGAACAACTACCACCATAGCTGTTGATGATAAGAGTCACATCGTCGTTGTCGGCAGGGCCGTACAACGAATCGTGAAGACTCTCCGGCGTGATTTCATCGCCCCAAAAGACCTCATCATCGATATAACCGTTAAAGTTGACTGTTCTCATTCTTATCCTCCTGAACAGGCGGCTCGACTTGCGGCTGCATATTCAAAGATTTCAGGGATACCATGTTGCCATTGATCGCATACGTGTTACCACCTTGCTCATCTGTCAGCAAGGGCAGATTTTCAAGTGCTCGAACATCATTAGGCGACATCCAGCCGTTCTGAATGGCTTTTGCATAGCCCTCCATGCGGCTCTGGTAACTGCCACGCTGAATGCCGTCGATGTTAAAATGCGTCGTATATTTTGCTTTATCAGCCTTTTTCAGCAGATCGCGATTCATGCTCTGCTCAATTCGTGCGCACCACGGCGCGATTGTGTACTGAGCAAAGCTAATCGACTGATGCTCGATGTTGCTGTACGTCGCATGCTCAAGGTCGGCGATCATGTGCGGAGGCACGCGGTAAATTCGGCAAATTTCCTCAACCTGGAACTTGCGCGTTTCTAGGAACTGCGCTTCGTTGTTCGGCATCGAGATCGGCTTATATTCAAGCCCTTCCTCCAGCACGGCAACCTTGCCGGTGTTGGAGGAGCCGCCGTATACCTTCTGCCATTGGTCGCGCACCTTTGCGGGTTCTTTCAGCGTCCCGGGGTGCGTTAGGACACCAGACGGTCGTGCGCCGTTTGCGTAGAATCTTGCGCCATATTCCTCTGCGGCAATCGACAAGCCAAGAGAATTCCGCATCATGGCGACTGGCGAATAGCCGACAAGACCATCAAATCCCATGCCCGGCACATGAAGCACTTCATCCCGATACAAGCGGAAGGTGCCGTCGCTGTTCGTATAGTCATAGACGATCTGTCCGGTCTCGTCCCGATTTACCTGCACATTCTCAGGCAAAAGCGGATAAAGCCCAATAACCTCACCGCGTCCGTTAAACACTTTCTGGTTATACCAGTTACCCCACAGTGCCAGATGCGTCATGCCTGTCTCGCGCCAGACATAAGACGTCATCTCGCTGTTCGGTTCATCGTGCAGCAGATAATACAGCGGATTGTTCCGCGCGTGCTCTGTGCCGGAACCCTCCATGTAGCGGTCAAGGTGCAGCGGCAGAGACGCCACGGTCTCAGCCAAAACGCGCACGCAGGCATAAACAGCCGAAACCTGCACGGACGTTCGCGGCGTCACATTTTTCCCTGCAGAAGAACTGCCGAAGAAGAACGCCATCGCCTGGCTTACCGCGTTCCTTGGATGGCGTTCAATCGGCTCATCTCGCGCCCGGAACAGTTTTTTAAATGGATTTGCCATAGGTAAAATCCTCCGTAAAATTAAAAGACGATCAGATCGTGATCGTCTTTATCATAAACGCTTGTTTGATCCACATGCACCATCGCCCGCCCAAGCGCCATAGCAAGCGCGACTGCACCGTCAACCTTTTCCGTTGACTTCGCTTTGTCGATTTTATGATTATCGGCAGGATCGCGCTGGATGGCGACATTATCAATGTTCCACCGCAAAATCGGATTTCCGTTGTGCGCAATCTTGCCTGCCGGGACTTTAATCTCAAGGTCTTTGGTCGGCGGCGACATACTTTTATAGCCCTGCCCAAACTCGACCATCGTGATTCCATCATCATCCTGAAGCTGCTGAACAAGCATCGTAGCGTTCCAGCGGTCATAGGCTATCTCTTTGATGTTGAACTTTCTATACAGCTCTTTTATCTTCTTTCTGATAGCCTTGTAATCGACTACGTTGCCATCTGTGGCTTCGATATACTTGTAGGCTACCCATTCCTTATATGGCACATGATCGCGCCTTGTACGCAATTCTATCTGGCTCTCAGGGCACCAATAATATGCCAACACATACCATAACCCGTCAGGGTCATCTGAGTCAGGCGGGAAAACCAACACCAGTGCTGTTAGGTCGGATGTGCTGGACAGGTCAAGCCCTGCATAGCATTCACGCCCGGCAAGCGTATTCTCGGTAAAATCCTGTTCGCATTTGTCCCAATACACCATATTGATCCAGCGCGTTGTGGATTTAATCCATTGGTTCAAACGCAGCTGACGAAACGCCGCTTCATCGGCAGGGTTCTCAAGGGCTCTGGCGTACTGCTTGCGGACTTTGTCGATATCTATCGTGATGCCAAGGCTCGGATTGGCTTTATACCAGTTCTTTTCATCGTTCCAATCCTCATCATCGCCCAAACCAAACACAACCGGATAAAAGTAGGGGTCTTTTTTGCGCCCCTCTAAGATATCCATGGCTTTGGTATGCACTTCCCAGCAAATGCTGTTCCTGTCGGTGCCAGCCGTTGTCAGATAAAAAAACAGCGGCTGTTCTCGCGCATCACCTGAGCCTTGCGTCATAACGTCATACAGTTCTCTGTTCGGCTGCGTATGCAGCTCATCAAAGATACACGCGCTGACATTTAAGCCGTGCTTGGTGCGAACGTCAGCCGACAGAACCTTATACACGGAGCCTGTCGGCAGATAAACCATGCGTCGCGTCGATGGGATAATCTTGATGCGACGAGCAAGGGCGGGACACTGATTGACCATCTCCGTCGCCACATCGAACACGATAGATGCCTGATTTTTGTCTGCCGCACAGCTGTAAACCTCAGCCTGATACTCATCATCATTGACAAGCATATTCAGTGCCAACGCTGCGCCAAGTTCAGATTTACCCTGTTTTTTTGGGATTTCAACGTAGACATCGGAAAATTGACGCAATTTGGTGTTATCGTCTCGGACTGTTCCAAATACATCGTCGATTACCTTTTTTTGCCAAGGCAACAATTTAAACGGTTGCCCGTGAAACTTACCTTTCGTATGCTTCAGGTTCTCGATAAAGCGCGTGACGCGGTTTGCCTTTCTCTCGTCAAACACCTTTTACCAACCACCACTCAACAAATCTTCCATGTCATCCTTACCGCCTCCATTCTTGACATTACTGCCATTTCCTCCAGAATCACCGACAATAATGCGCGAACGGCTGGACGGCGTCAATCCAAAGTCTGCCAATCCTCGTCGCCAGTTTTCGTAATAATTCCGTCGCAACGACAACAGTGGATGCGTCATATAGTAGCCAGATGGCGTTCTTTGCAGCATCGCCGGCCCTTTATCTTCGCCCAGCGCTAGAATCTGTTTGTCGATCGACAGATAGTAGGCATAATTCTGACAAAGCTCGGCAAAAGCCGACAGGTCAAGATCCGTAAGCAACCCGGTCGCGACCATCGTAGGAGCAAGCCGTTTCCACTCCTTCTTAGCGTCCGGCAACAGGCGCGTCGGCGGTTTGGGAATTGCATCAAGCGGCTTTGGCTTCGGCTCGTTCTTATTCAGCTTCTGCTTGCCAGGATTTCCTTCAAGAATCTTGAGCGCCGTTGGCTTCGGCGCTGGTCCGCGCTTTCCCATTTACCCACTTCCTCGCTTATTGCCAAATCCTCCATCTTCTCTGGCGGTTTTAGCAGAATGACAATTATGACAGAGCGCCTGCCAATTGCTCATATCCCAGAACAACTTTTGATCGCCCCTATGCGGAATAATGTGATCGACTTCTGTCGCCGGGACAATCTCGCCTGTCGAATTAAAGCACTTCATGCAGATTGGATGTGCGCGAAGAAAAGCCTTTGATGCCTTTCGCCATCGGCTCGTATACCCGCGTGAAGTAGCGCTGCCACGTCTGGCTTCATACTCCGGGTCATACCGCTTAGGACGATGCTCGTCACAATAACCATCCGTACAGAGATTAGGGCACCCTGGATGCTTGCACGGTCTTTTCGCCTTTGTCGGCACTTCTTCCACTCCCCAACAGAATTTGACGTAGCCCCTTCGACGCTCCGTTCACATCCCCGGCAAGCGCCTGTCCACGCAGTGTTTTAAGCTGCTGTCGCGTCAGTCTTTCCCGCTGCCCGTTCAACACAATCAAAAACTCACTCAATGTCATTCGTTCGGCCACCTTTCAGACCACTGCTTTACAGCGGCGGCATACGCTTCTTTTTCGGTTTCACCCTGTACGCCGCTCATCTGTCTTTTGCAATTTGTGCAATACATGTTGACGGCATACTGTTTGACTTCCGGCAGGTAGCAGATGAACGCTTCCGCATCATCCTCTCCGCATCTCGGACACATCACGACGCATTCACTTCCTTTTTGACGCTAGCATACGGCAAGCGTTCCCCTTTTCTGATCAGGTAAACGCCTGTATCGTCGCCGACCAGTTTGATATACCGATCAACGATAACGTCCGCATAATGAGGATCAAGCTCCATGCTGTAACCGACACGGTCATTCTGTTCGCAGGCAATGATCGTCGTTCCGCTGCCGCCGAACACGTCAAGCACGATATTCATCGGTTGTGTATTCTGCCGAATGATATAGTCAAACAGCAGAACCGGCTTCATTGTCGGATGCTCTTTACTCTTTGTCGGGCGATTGAACCGTAGAATAGACGTTCTCGGCTTTCCGTCTGATACCCACAGCGGCTTACCGCCCGGCTTAAAGCCCATCAGACAAGGCTCGTGCTGCCACTGATAGTCCTGCCTGCCAAGCACAGGCGAGTTCTTAACCCATTCCAGACAAACCATGATCGGCCATCCAACATTCTCGCACGCGGCGCGGAAATTATATCCTTCGCCGTCTGCGTGCCAAACATAGAACGCCGCGCCGGGTTTCATAACCTCGTTTGCGGCGCTGAACGCATCCGTCAGGAACGCGCGAAACTTGTCATCCGGCATACTGTCGTTCATGATTTTCATCTTGACCTTACAGCCGTTCGATTCATAGTCCACGTTGTACGGCGGGTCGGTCACAAGACAGTCAGCAGCAATACCACTCATTAGCTGCTGTACATCCTCGACGCTGGTCGAGTCGCCACACATCAGCCGATGCCGCCCCAGCAACCAGATATCGCCGTTTTCCGTAATCGGCTTTTTCGGCGGCACTTCGCTGTAATTGTCCTCTTTGACCTCGGCAGGCTCAAATCCATATCGTGTCATGTCGATTGTAATATTCGTCAGCTCTTCGGACAGCTTCTCAACGTCCCAACTCGAAAACTCAGCGACTCGATTATCAACCAGCCTGAATGCCCTAATCTGGTCAGGCGTAAGCCAATCGGCGCGAATCGTCGGTACTTCGATGAGTCCAAGCGACTTCGCAGCGGCGTAACGTGTATGTCCGCAGACAATCACGTCGTTTCTGTCAATGACAATCGGGGAGTTAAACTTAAAGTCGTGCATGGACGCGGCGACCGGCGAAACAGCCGCGTCATTATTTCGCGGATTGTTTGCATACGGATGCAGATCCGTCAACCTGCGATACTCAATCTTAACCCTGTTCATGGATTCTCCTTACCTGACTGGCATCGCCGGTCAAGGCGATATATCTTGCCATGGCGACTCGTGCATCCTTCACGCCGCATATACACAACGCCGTGCGTCCGCATTGCTCGCAGGCGATAACGGTAGACCCGTTATCGCCATACGGGTCAAGCACTCTGTCCATTCTGCGCGTGTTGTTCTCGATGCAATACGCAGACAGCGGTACAGACAGGCTTCCCCGCTCTGCCGCATCGTAACTCAGAATCGTCGTCTGCTTACGGTCGCTTGCCCACAAATGAGAGCCAGCTACCCAGCCATACAAACACGGGCGATGCTCAACAGCGTATCCATCTCCAAACGTCGAGACAGATGAGTGTTCATCAAAAACAAGCACCTGACGAATCTCAAGTTCAGCGTCCCGACATGCACCTCTCGCCGTCTGACCATAGGCATCATCATGCCACAGATAAAACACAGTACCAGGTGAAACGAACTGCTGCACCGCCAAGAGTTCCTGCGTCAGCGTTCCCCGGTCAGAACAGCCCGGTAGCATGCAGAAAATCAGGTTCGCCCTATTTTCGCCGCAAACGGCTCTCAGCGCGTCTTCATTCAGACTTGAGGAAATATACACCCTATGCCGTCCAAGCGCCAGCAAATCGCCATTCTGCGGCTCAAACGGAACACTGGGCTTCATCGGGACATTGTCCTGAAAAATTCCGCCCGTCGCAGGCTTCACGAAACCAAACGCCAGCATATCATCCTCGATATTCGCCAGCTCAAACGTCAGCTTCTCGGCATCCCACTCTGCCAACTCCTGTGTTTTGTTGTCGGCCAGACGGTAAGCATTCTGTTGCTCGGGGGTCAACCCATCAACAACGATACATGGAACCTCGGTTAGCCCCAGTTTCTTAGCCGCTTCAAGGCGGGTATGCCCATTGATAATTACGCCATCTGTGTTAATTTCGATAGGCTTTAAAAAGCCGTATCGCTTAATAGAGTCCGCAACTTTGGCGATAGCACGCTTATTCCTTCGCGGATTATTCTGGTACGGCACGATTTCGTCCAGTGTCTTGTAAACAATCTCGTTTTGTTCCACGCTCTATCACCTCTAACAAAAAAACAGACCGCATCGCAGTCTGTCATAATATTCAAACAGCGGCAGTGATGTCACACACTGCCGCTGCCGACCAAGGAGAAACTTCCCGTTTGCGGTGCTCCCTCACATATGAGCAGGAGAAAGGATAAGACCGCTCATGCACCGTACCCTAGGCAGGGAAACACAACCATGCCTGCAAACCCATTTGGGATGTGCTCCTCTATTCGCTTTTCCTAGTCTATACTATATCACAGTTCGATATTCCTTTTTATTCCATCCTGCCGCAAATGTAGGCTATAACCGCTTGATTTTCAGGCTCATTCTCCAAGAAGCCATTCAGAATGTTCCGGGCAACCTGCAACGCACGCCCGTGCAACCGCCAAATCTGCGTATTCTCATAATGCAGGCTCTCGCCAATCTCAGCCCACGACATACCCATAATGTGCCGCATCTCAAGGATATCACGATACCTGACATCCTCGATCTGAGCAAGTACGCGGTCAGCTAGATGTTTGCAGTCGATCAGCATATCGACGTCCTTATCGATCTCCTGTTCGAGCTGTTGGATGCGGCCAATGCAATAAGCGAATTTATCCGGATTGGCGCTATGAGAACCGCCATTCCCGGCAGAAGGGGAAATATTCGTCGCGATCTCCATGTACTTTTTCTGCTGCGCCAGTTTGCTGTCGATGCGACGATCAATCGTCTTGCAGAAACCAAAGAACCGCTTCACTCCCTCGATAGTCAGCATCCCAAGCAACTCCTTTCGTTTGCACGCGCCAACAGCGCAAGCGCTTCTCCCTCACAGGTGGCAATACCTGCCACTGCCCCAGTCGCATTCAACGCAGCAATCTGTCTGTTTTGCAGCTCTGTCGCCTTTCCGTATCCGTCTGGGCGCTTGACTTCAATCGCACACAAGCGCCCGCTGTTCGGCGCAACACACAGAATATCGGGGATACCGGCAGACTGGAATGGGCCGCCGTGCGTTTTGACGATCCACGTTACGCCATATGCTTTAAGCGACTTAACAATACGAGTAACGATAACACGCTCAAGGGGCGGCGCTTTCTTCTCTGCCATTGTTCCAATCCTCCATCAAAAATGGTGCGCTGTGTGGGATTCGAACCCACGCCGCTGATGTTTATGAGACATCTGCCCTAGCCGCTGGGCGAACAGCACATAAACATGCTGGTTATTTTCGCCTCTCACAGTGCGTTGGAGTTTCCAGCTCTCCGCCCTCTCATTATGGACTTATCGGCGTTGCTCTCCGTCGTGTCGCAATTGCTATCGGTTTGTGTTCCGTCCGGCTACCGGAAGGGAGCGACCCTGCATGTGATCGGTTGCGCACCGATTGGAGCTTCATCGGAGAATTGAACTCCGATCAGCGGATTACAATCCGCCGCTCTGCCGATTGAGCTAACGAAGCATAGGGAGCGCTTTTCAGGCGGTCACAGGATAAGACTGAACCGTGACACTTCTGCTCTTGCGTTCAGTGAGCCTTTGAGCACCGACAGGATGAGCGCTAACCTGTCAGTTGCCAGTAAGACCGAAAGGAGTAAACAATGGCGTTCTTATTATATGTTTTTGAGCAAAAAATGACAACGATTAGGACAAAAAAACCGTCAAGGTCTATTTCGTTGTTTATTTTTCTTTTCTTTCAAATGCGAACCCTTATTTCGTTAGTATGACCTAATAGACCAAAGGCGGTTTTGCAATTTCCTTTGTCACCCCTTCGGTCTATTAGGTTACACTAACTAATTTTGAGCCTTCTCCACTCTCCGCAAATGCGCATTTATATAAATTATTAGGTACATTAGGTACATTAGGTATTACCATAGTAATAAACACATATAAATCTAAAAATATATAGAAAAATAGTATATACCTAATAAATACAGAAAATCGTCCTTCCTTCGGTAAAAATAGAAATCCTTTGTCACCCCAACCCTAATATACCTAATGAACCTAATATACCATTAAAACCTAATATACCGAATGAACCTAATAAACCAATAAAACCATATAAAATCTCTCTCACACTTACTCTTGTTTTTTTTCTTTATTTGGGTTATAGAGAGGGTTGATTTTTTATAGATTGATTCTGGTGAGGTTGGCGTCTCGCAGCGGCTGATTCCGGCTACTGTCCGGTTTTTCCATAGCTGGCTGGCATTTTCAGACCCCCAATCGCCAAAACCCTCGGCGTTTCACGCGAAGGCAGGGCGCACGGTCTCCGGCGCTGCTTCGGCATGATGGAATCCCCCCTTCCGTATCACCGGGCAGAAGCCCCAGCAGGAGCGCCCGCCCCAGCGGGCAGGCAGAAGCCCCACGGGAACAAGCCATTGTCAGATATGATGCAAAACAGCACCCGAAAAATACATACGTTATGGTACGTTTTAACAAAAAGCGCGAAACAGCAGAAAAAACCGAAAAAACAGCAAAAAATAGCTTGACTTACTGCGCGAAAAGCGATATCATGAACCCGCAAAAAGCAAAAAGCGAATACAGCCGAACGACGGCACGCGGACACGGCAGGCACGACGGCCGCCCCCTTATAAGGGACGGACCCATGGACGACGGCCGGAAAAGCGGCAGGAGAAAAGCAAGGCAAGGCTTCCCCCGGATCGACGGACGGCGCGAAAAACCTTTTGCTCGCCGCGGCCTGAGACGGACGCGAAAAACGCGCATATCGCGCACATACAGCCCTTTAACGGATCACATCAAGCGGGGACCCTCCCTGCACGGCAGCACGGCATGAGCACGGCACCGGCAGACGGGGCAGCTGCGCGGCGGAGCCGACTGGACTGGAGATTGACGGTCTGATGCGAAACGACCTTTGACATCTATATAACAATCCTCCTCCAAAAACCGCCGGAACCGCGCGATTGCAGACGCCCGGCGGAACCGCCTGAAGACTTGCCCTCGCAAGGCAGGACCCCCTGCAAGGGGTGGCCGTGGAATTCGGCCGAAACGCACGGATGGGTAGCGCCCATCAAGGCCAGGGCAGGACCGGCAACGGCTTCTGCCCCGCGTCGCGGCAAACGCAAAAAGGAGGAATAAAAAATGACAAACGTTGAAAATTTGGCAATGAAATGCTACAAGAGCAATAACTCTATTCTTCTTGCGGCTAACATGGCTGGATGCGTCATGGAATCTCAGACTTTCATGGGCAACGAATGGGCTGTTTTTGACTCGGCCTATTGGCTTCTGAACGCTGCGATTCAAGCGAATGAAAAATGCATCGATGAAGCCTGTGAAGCATGGGACAAACAAGAGCGTGGCCCTTGGGTTCAATCGCTGATCTCATGCATTGACCGCGCAAGAGATGTGTCTGACGATATGGTCACATACGCGGACGAACATGGGCATGAAATTTTGCGGTAACTTCATCGCCCTACTCCGAAATCGAGTAGGGCAGCGTCGCGGAAACTCGCAAATTTGATTAGGGGGGACAAAAATGGAAAAGGAACTATTAGAAAAGCTGTTTGCAAGTCAAACAAGGATCGTCGATACAGCGGAATATCGCTATATTCTCCTGCACGCAAAGTGCGGGAAAACTGAAATTCGGCGCATCCGACTAGAGTGCGGAAATCGCGAAACAGCCACGACTGACTGGTTGTTCCCGCGGGCCTGGGAACTAGTGGAAGTCATCGCACGCTGAAACTTTGCCCTTGCTTATAAATCAAGCAAGGGTCGCGTCGCGGAAAAAAGATTACAAATCAAGGGGGATTCAAAAATGGAGAAGACAAAAATGGTTAAGCTAACTGAAACCGAACTGCAGATGCTCTACAAGGCTGCATGGGTGCAATCTCAAAATCTCAAGAATGCCTGCGAACATACATCGTTCAGTACGACCGAAAAGCTCCTGGATAATGAACGGGTAGCGTATATTGACTTGTGGACGAAATTGGGGCTAGAACTTGGGGATTTCTAAATCCCCCGCGTCGCGGAAACTCGCAAATTTAGAATGGAGGAAACAACTATGGCAAGATATATGACGATCAAGGAAATCAAGGCTGACAGCAGACCCAAAATCTCGGTGAGCTACTGCAATCTCCAGCGCGTCCTTTCTCCCTTTGAGCGGGATGGATATCACATGGGTGTGTACGGCTGGAACTTCGACGTATACGAATTTCCTGAATTCATCATTACAACTGGGTACAGGCAGACTGTCGGCGCTCACGCTGGACATGAAGAATGCTCCAAAATCGAGAATGCTTTTGCAGCATGGATGCAGGCAAACCCGCGTGCGTCCATCGATGAGCTCCAAAATACAGCATGCCAAATGCTTGACACCTTTGCACGACACATTCTCGGAATTTAACCATTCGCCATCCGGCAACTGCCGGAGGGCGCGTCGCGGGAAAGATCCTAAATCTAAGAACATTGGAGGAAAAACCATGAATAAAGATGACATCAGCCGTATCTACACATCGAAAATCGCGGAGCTTTTGTCTGCTGGGTATCAAATCAACCCGTGGACTATGTCCGGGAGTCAGGGTGAAATCGCAAAGGTTGACCTTACGAACAGCTCTGAAATCATTCGTGTGCTGATTGAAACAAGTTACGAACTCCCCATCGGAGAGATCGTAACTATTACCATTGGCAGAGTCGTCGAACAGGGCGGACTCACTATTTGGAACCACCGTCTCAAGGTATGCTCTCAAATCAAGTTCGCCCAAATAGCCGAAGACTACTACACGACTTATGACGAGGGAGTCAAAATCAGCGAGAAGCGAGCACAGCGTCTGTACAATTGCGTAAATTGGCCGTCGTCAGAGTTAGATGGTGCCTATAAGAGGATTGCGTGGCGATGGATACGTCGCAAACCAGGCATGAAAAGCTGTCAGTTGCGAGACATCGAAAGCATGACCCGCATGATAGATTCTTGCGGGAAGATTAAGTATGAGATTATAGCAAAACACAAGGTTTTTATTTTACGCGATTAACAATTTCATCCCCTGCTCGGAAATCGAGCAGGGGCGCGTCGCGGGAAAGCAAAGGAGGAAACAATCATGATCGAGAATATGTACAAGCAGAGCTTCGGAATCGAGATCGAGATGTGCGGAATTTCCAGATATGCTGCGGCGTGTACTTTGATGACGCTCTGGGGCGTGCCATGCACTAACATGGCGCATCCTGGCGGCAGATATGATGCGTGGACCATAAAAGATCCCAAATCCAGAATCTGGAAATTTGTCTATGACCGCTCCATCTTAGCCAGAAACAACGAAGAGAAGTGCGAGCTCAACTCGCCACCGTTCTTTGACGGGCTGGCAGACATTGAGTTTTTGCAGGAAGCGGTCAGGGCTCTGCGTCGTCAAGGCGCAGAAGTCAATGCAACCTGCGGGATTCACATTCATATCGGCGTCGGCGAACATAACGCCACGACGCTCCGAAATCTAGCGAACATGGTCTCAAGCAAAGAAAACCTGCTGACCGAGTCGCTCCAGATTCTGGACAGGCGTCGTGGCTATTGCCAGAATACAGCTCCCAAATTTATTGAGACAGTAAACCGGGAAAAGCCGAAAGATATGGATGCGCTGGCAGAAATCTGGTACCCGACAAACGGCAGCTACGAAACGGACATCGAAACGTGTAAGCACGAACATTATAACAATACACGCTATCATCTCCTGAACCTGCATAGCGTGTTCAGCAATGGTACAATCGAGTTTCGAGCTTTCAACTCAACCTTGCACGCCGGCAAAGTCAAAGCGTACATTCAGCTTTGCCTGGCGATGAGCTTCACGGCTTTGAAATCAAGAAGCTGTTCGCCACGGCAGACTGTGACAGACAACCCTAAATATACATTTAGAGTCTGGCTGCTGCATTTGGGCCTGATTGGTGACGAGTTCGCCACGGCACGCAAGCACCTGCTCGACCCCCTGCCCGGCAATAGCGCCTGGCGGGATGCAGATAACCCCGGACCACGCCGAATGGCAGTCTGACCCTCTATCGCCCACTCAAGTGTGGGCGATGCGTCGCGGAACTCTTAAATCAAGAAAGAGCTGGAGGAAAAAGAAAATGAAAAAGATTGGAAATCTGTATGAGCTGATTAACGATGCATTGAATGAAGGATTCATTTTTCTTGTAACGAAAGACTTAGAAATAGTGACGCTTGAAGAAAAACTGGATGAGCTAGTCGATAAATACGGTGAAGCAATAGCAGACGACGACGAATTATGGACGGCGACAGAAGACAAACAGTTCCGCGGTGCGCAGTTTTCCGAGTTCAGGTGCCTTGAACCTGAACACGGAAACAAAAATCAAGAGCGTTACCTGCTGTTACCTGCGTATTTCTGTTAAATGATGGTATTCAGCCCGCCTCCGGCGGGCGCGTCGCGGAACTTTGAAATCAAGAAAGAGCTGGAGGAAAAAGAAAATGAAAAAGATTGGAAATCTGTACGAGCTGATTAACGACGCTCTGGATGAAGGATTCGAGTTTTTCATGGCGAAAGACTTGAACATGGTGAAACTCGAAGATAAACTGGATGAGCTGGTCGGCGAATACGGTGAATCGCTGACAGAAGGGCTGTGGACGGCAACAGATAGGAAGATATGCGGTACGTCAGTCTTCAGGCATCTCGATCCTGAAGACGAAAAGCAAGAGCGTTACATGCTCATTAAATTCTGATATCCAGCCCGCCTCCGGCGGGCGCGTTGCGGAAAACTTTGAAATCAAGGAGGAACGAACGATGGTCTGGCTGATGACAATAGTGATGTGGCTCACCTCTAGCGGCTTCGGCATGGTTTTGCTGGGCGTGATATTGCTGGAGATTTGCGTCCTGATAGTAGCTTTCAGCGCCAAAAACAAGGACAACTGACCTTGTTTTTGAGCGCTGAAACATGGTATACTTATCAAAAAGCAGGCACGGCAGGACTGATGCTGTGCAGCGTCGCGGTAACTCGCAAATCAAAAAATGGAGGAAACTATCATGAAAGAAAAAACGATGTCTTTTGAATCCCGCCTGCATGATGCGCTTGAATTGAAAGACTTCGCCGTTCTTCTCCGCATGGAGAAAAACGACCCGGACGAATACAAGCGCCGAATCGGCTTTTGCGCTCAGCTCTGGCACGATGGCCGCCGTTTCACCACGCCGCCGGGAGGTGATTTCATCTCCCTGATGACACAGGACTATGATGCCGTCATGTTCCGCGGGAAAGACTGCGATGAAGCAGCGGAAATCAACGCGCTGGCCGATCAGCTCATTGCCGAGTTTCGCCAGAAAAACGTTGACCGCTGGCTCAAAACCATTTCCCGCGACGATGCTCAACGCATCGTTGATGTGATGGACAGCGACACATGTTTTACCCACTGTGAGGACGCGTCCATCACGCACGATGGCGTCACGTTTTCCATGCACGAGTTTGCCGACCGTTGGAACAGGGCAAACGGCGCGGAACAGTATCCTGATAAAGTTTATGTTAAACCAAACGACAACGATTTTACTTGGTAATCCCCTTTCCTTCCGGCGTATACGCCGGAAGGAAGCGTCGCGGAAAAACTCGCAAATCAAGAAACAGGAGGAACATAAAATGAAAATCATTTCTGTGTGGGGTTATAACACCAACCCCCAGTACAATCCTGAGAAGAACTTTGAGGGCGGCGGATATCTCCAGCCGTTCGGCGGTGCTTTTGTTAAACTAGAAGACGGGCGTGAGGTCGTCGCTCTGCTGGACGACTTTTCTGCCGGCGCTTTCGGCGACCGATACCATCTGGTACTGGCGTCCTGCTCCGGCTCCACGTTCTTTGAAATGTGGAACGAGCGCGATGAGCGCTCGTTCGCCGATTACTGCGCAGTAGTTGGCGAGGACTACGCGGCGTTTTTTAGCGTGCTGCGCGATGCCGTCTCTTGGGCTGCGCTGCACACTGGCTACGCACGCGGTGTGTGGGCGGACCCACGAGAGCCTTTTGAAGGGCTTTAATTCCTATCGCCCGCCTGTTAGCGGGCAGCGTCGCGGCAAAGATCGCAAATATAGTTAAGCATTGGAGGATGCAAACAAATGAAAACCTATATCGCCTACGGCTCGAACATGAGCACGGCTCAGATGGCGCGACGCTGCCCTGACGCAAAGCTGATCACTACAGGATGGTTAGACAATCATACGCTGGAGTTTTATCTGCACGCGACGGTGGAACCAAGCAAATGGGCAGAAGATCGCGTCCCTGTCCTGATTTGGGAAATCAGCGACCGGGACGAAGCAAGCCTCGACCGATATGAGGGCGTGCCGCGCTATTACACCAAAGAAACCGCCACTGTTCATGGAACAGACGGGAATACATACACCGGCTTGATTTACATCATGAACAAGGATATGCAGCGTATGTCTATGCCGGATAAGTCCTACGTTGACGGCATACAGTCAGCCTACCGCGCTCTCGGCTTTGCTGCCGAGCTTCGGAATCTGCAAGCCGCCGTCACTCGGATGGCAAACAGATGCCGTTATATCGCCCCTGACAGCCGTTCTATGTTCCTAGATAAAACGTACCAGTGACTAGAAACAAAGCGCCAGAACAGCATTCTGGCGTGCGTAGCGGCAAACCATAAATAGAGAAAGGAGATTCGCCAGATGATTGCGCATGCACATTGTACATGTTGTATTTGCGGTGAACCATTCGAGGTTGAAAAACGAAACTGCAACAGCAGAACCGCTGCGAATTTCGTTGAATGGGCTGAAGAGAACATAGATACATGCCGCGAATGCGAAAAAAAGATTCGTATGGAGAAACGAAAAGCGGAAGAACGGCGTGCAAACCTTCCAGGGCTTGTCGGCACAGATAAACAGGTTGCGTGGGCGCTTGATATTCGTCATGAGAAAGCAATTGAAGCTCGTGACGCGCTAAAATCAATCGAGGATCGCATATCATCTGAAGAAAGCTCACAAATCAAGAACGTCATCAAGCAAATGCTGTTTACGCAGACAAAAGCAGTTTGGTGGATTGACAACAGATTTGTTCGTGGCGATCAGTTGGTGGTTTCATACTCTAAACAGCAAAGGAATGAAGAATGTGCAGAAAACCGTGAAAAGCAGAAAAATAAATGAGTGTAAAAATCTCATTGGATTTCGTTGTAACCATTTACTTGTGATCGGTCAAACGGAAGAGACTGTCGGCCATAATAGGATGTGGATATGCAAGTGTGATTGTTCGAAAGAGGTTATGGTCAAACAAGACTATCTGCAGAAGCTCAAACAAATGGACGATTACATCACAGTTTGGATTTCGCCAGACGATCAGGATATCAGGGATAAGCTTAAAAATGTTGAGAATGTCGGTAATTATATCAAGAATCTGATTCGTGCAGACAACGAAAAAACACAAAATCAATAGAAAGGATATTAACATGCCCAAGATCAAGAAGATTGAGCAAAAGACTCTTCTTGAGCTTCGTAAAGAAGCTGGTCTATCAAGAGAGAAGCTGGCGGCGGCAGTAGGCATGAGTGCTAGTGAAATTCGCCATATCGAAAACGGAGAACGTGCGATGACCTCTGTTTCCGCAGAACGGTTCGCAAAGGTTCTGAATATAGACCCGATGTTAATTAAGCGGTATAAATCCCAGCACAAAAAAGAAAATCTGGAATCTGGTAAAGCGTTGCATGCGCTTCGCGACGAATACGGAATTAGCAGCAAAGAACTGGCGGAACGGATTAGTGTTCCATTTCCTACGCTTTGTACATACGAAAGCGGCATTTCTCTCCCTTCTCAAGATATAGTTGAAAAGATTGCAAATGTATATGGATTATCTGTGGACGCCATGCTTTCGCGTGGCGTTCGTATGCAAGAGCCGCCCATCCAAAAGAACAATCCCATTTTTAAAGTTCGAACGGATGCTGGCTTGACCGTTGCACGGTTGGCTGAATGCCTTGGAATATCCAGACAGCATATCCAGATGTGGGAACGTAACCAACATAAACCTCAACCCCACACCATCAAGAAAATTGCCGCCATCTGTAACGTCAATCCTGATAAGCTGGCAATAGATATTCTTGAAAGCTACTTCGAAGCGCATCCGGGAAAAAAACCGAATAAAGTGTGCAAGAACGATAAATAATCGGCGGAGGATTGCGTTGTGCCATATCATACAAAGACCGGACAGCGTGGTGTTTGCCATGCTGGCCGGTCTTTTTTTGTGTTTATATCCTGTATTTCGGATTTTCACGCCAATGAATTATCCTGTATAACCAGCTGTGTGAGTTTTCCCACTCAAGCGTGTCAAGCAGCTTGTCTATGGGTGATTTCGGCGGCGGCGCTGGAAAGATATTGGTACAGAGCATCGCGGCTGGTATCCGCTCTTCATGCGTTATCGGAATCGGTGGCATGTAATGCGGAACCGAAATATTTGTCTGAATCAGTACCCTATTTTCTACCCATTTTGCATATTGCTCACAGCTTGCGTGACATCCGAAGGCGCGCTCTCCGCATCCATGACACGGACTGTCGATCACTGCTTGTCACCTCTTTATAATGCGCGTCGCACATCTTTTCATGTTTCTTTCTTGGGCTTCGTGTGGGACAAGCCGATGTCAGTATGATAGCAATCATCGCATCAGCCAACGTCATTTCTCCGCCATTTTCCAGTGCAAGACCTTCCTTTACTTCTCCCATAGCACAGTCTCTCTTTCTTTTTCTGTTGGTCTTCTTAACCAGCAACGCCAAGTTTTCTTATAGACTTCAGCCCTAAATAGATCATTTCCTTCCCAAGCAGGATAAACAAAGCTAAATTCGTTATCTACTATATACTGTATACAGCCTTGTACTAAACAGTATTCTTTTGTATTTATTTCAGATTGGCTTTCAACCCAAATAAGAACCCAATTGCATTGGTTGTTATCCTGCATTTCCCGAATTTCATCAAGCGTCAGCACGCGGTTCTTCAGCTCGACGCGGTACAAGGCGACTTCAAGCATTGTTTTCTTGATTATGCTTGTTGCGCAGGAAATGGGAAATTTTAATCGCGGCGATGTGCTTTCGCACGACACACATTGATACCACGCTAAAAAGAACTTCTGCTCGGTTGTATGCAGAAGAACGCGGAGTGACATTCTGTCTCTGCAATATGGGCATTTAGGCGTGTTATTCATGAATTGATCTCCTCTTGTTATTTTTCACCATTCAACAATTCGGTCATATTCACAATCGGCGTTGCGCTTCCTCCGCTGATAATCGGCAACTGACCATTCCACTTTTTAATGTACTCTTTCTGGATTACTTTGTCCGTAATGTTCTTCGATTCTACTTCAAGGCGATAACTTTCTGCATCAGCCTGTATTCTGACTGCTTCCGCATCGGCCTCAGCCGCGATCTTCTTTTTTTCTGCATCAGCCTGTGCCTTAATTTTTTCACGTTCTGCTTCGGCCTCGGCAATGATGGTCTGCTGCTCCTGTTCGGTCTGCGTTTGCAGTTTCTTCTGTGTGGCAACCTGTTTAGCTTCCACCGCATCGGTAAAGGCATCAGAAAAATCAATATCCGTAATGGCGACATCTTTGATTTTTACATCATAGATTTCCATTTTTGAATAAATAGTTTCATAAACTTCGCTAGAAATGATTCCTCGTTCAGAAATCAATTCTTCTGCCGTGTATTTGGAAAATACAGCTTTGACAGCATCCAGGATGCACGGCTCCATGATTTTACTGCCGTAATCCTCGCCAACCTGTGAATAAATACGTCTTGCTCCATCTTCTGACAGTTTATAATTGCAGGTCATTTTGATATCAACCTGCTGAATATCTTTGCTGAACGCCGAACAAACGACCTCATATTTCTGCCAGCGGCAATCCATTTTGACTACCGATTTCCACGGAGGAATGACGTAGAAGCCGGGTGTCAAAACATCAGCTTCAGCCTTACCCCAATTTAAGACAATGCCGACATATCCTTCTTTAATTGTCGTTGCAGACGCGGAATCCGCGCAGAAAAAAGCGATAACAACTGCGACAATCAAAACAAAAATAATAGTACAAACTTTTTTCATAATTTTCCTCCTGACTTTTACTTTCTATATTATTCCTTATCGGTTTTTACGCGGTTCTCAAGCTGTTCGATGTAGGTGAGCGCATCAGCGACAATATCATGCGAACAGCCAAAGGTCACGCCGTCAACGCTGAACGTCCGCACCTGCTCATAGGGGCAATCGTAACACGCCCTTCCATCTCTGTGACATTTAAGGGCTTTCTTGATCTCATCAGGCGTTTTCATCGTTCTTCCTCCTTTTCCGCTCCTTCTCGCCCTTTACACTTCTCGGATTTAAGTTGCAAAACCATTTTCACAAGTTCATCATTTGTCGCGTTTTCCTTGCCAAATAAGGATTTTTTAAGTTGACGGCAAGTTTCAATCGCCGAAATCGCCGTTCGTTGCTGCTCAATCCACTCGTCATAGGCGGCGGTTCGCTTGGCGTTCATCGGGTTTGCCCGGTATCTAGTAAGAGAGCCAATGTTCTCATTTAGCCATTCAAGCATACGCTCCTCAGTGGTGCTCATGGTTCTTTCGCCTCCCCGCGTTTCTCTTTCTGCATTTCATCTCTGCCGCATCAAGCGCTTATCCTTCACGATCCATAATGTCCTTCAAATCTTTTGCACACTTGTCTGTAAAACTTACACCGCGCCACTTTGCACCACAATATATGCATGTTCCATATATAAACCACTTTCCATCTTCATGGCGCCATGCATCAAATTCAAGCCTTGTGTGGCGGCATAACTTCTGCCGGATTTTCGTTATCATCTTTCCCATGGTGTCGCCTCCATCTCTTCCTTCGTCGGCTTGCGTAGCCAGCAGCGCCAGCTATGATCATAATCGCTGACCAAATAACCAGCCATGTCAGCATTCGTGTCGACGAGGGCTATACACGGCGTATTGTTATTGCAATCATCCGCAGCTTCACCACCATATACCAACACGGGGATGGGCGGCGCGGTGAGCCGCTCGCTTTTTTCTTCCAGCCAGACCGCGCCATCGCTTTGCACGACTTCGCCAGGCGTCAGTACACGGTTTTCCGGCATGGCACGATCTTTAAGCTCTTTGAACGCTGTACCAATTGCCGTCAGCAGCATAGCAAGAGGTGTAAGGTCGATTGTCTCGTCATCGGCGTTATTGCTACTCTGACACAGATTGTTTTTATTCATGTTTTTCCCTCTTTCCGCTTCCAGTTGCTCGCTGTAGGCGAGCGCGTCAGCATGTAGCATCTCTTCGCATTTGCCACATGTGGTGTATGGGCAAGCCATGTCGCACTTGTCATCTTTACACATTTTCAGTGTCTTCTTGATCTCATCAGGCATTTTTATCGTTCTTCCTCCTTCGGCGGATTGGGCAGCGGCATCCAATGAGTGATTTCAATATTCACGTCAATTGAATCCGCATCATTCCGCCCATACTCTTCCAGCATATTCACGCAAACGACAGAGTACCAATACCATTTTCCGCCGAAGTACACCGCCGTCGCAGTTTGCTCTACGTTTTTAATTTTGCTGTAATAGGGGGCTGGACAGTGGTTTACCCACGTCACGTTTACAGGCTCGGTTTTCTCCGGCAACCTGTCTTTAACGCTGATCCACTCGGGCTTCTTCTCGTCCTTCTCCGCCGCCAGCTTTTCTAGCATGTCGGCGGCTTGCGACATTAAGATACTTCTGCAATTTGAGGATTTACAAAATGTGCAACTGCGGCAGCTTATGATATTGCAGAGCCTCAGCGTCTTGGCCAGCTCTTCCACGCTCAACTGCGGAATTTCGGGCTTCTTTTCCGCGTATTTGCACACCTCCGGGTGTTCGCTCGTCGGACACACGTCGCCGCGATATGGACACTCCCCATTGGTGCATGTGCCCTCAAACTCCGCGTACCACTTGCATTTCATCTGCGATTCCCTCCATCACGTAAAGCACACACGGCAGCGCCATCCCGTTACCCCACATCTTGTATCTTGCGCTGTCGCTCCCGTCTACGCCGTCCTCCCACCAGTCGGGAAAGCCTTGTAGTCGGCAGCACTCAAGCGGCGTCAGCCTGCGGACGATGTAGTGCCATAATCTTTTGATCAACACCGCCTGCTGGTCGTGCATGCAGTTCAGCGCGCCCGCCTTGTCAATGTCGATGCCCAGATACCCGGCGGCAGACAACGCCATGATGATAACGTCCGCCAGCTCCTCGCGGAAGTGATCTTCTTCATGCACCGATTCTAAAAGCTCCTGATTCTCCAAAAATACGCGCAGCGCTGCATTAGCTCGTCTTATCTCTTGCTCGGTATTTACAATTTTGTAAATCTGCAAAAGCCCAGAATCCCTCAGAACATCGTTGCTCCTCAGCGTTTTACAGAGATAGCCCTCATTCCACAGCCCGTGTGACACCGCATCGTCGTAGATTTCATCGCGCAGTTCATTTAAATCAGCCATTATTATCCTCCAAACTGCGCGGATGACCGCAGCTTCTCGTCCCCTCCGGACACGGCTTGCCCCGCTGACACGGTGCGCCGCTGTCTTTAAACAGCCCTTCTTCAACCTCCAGCACAAGTGTACGCATCCTGTCAGCCAAAGCGCGAATCTCCCACTGTGCGCGATTGCAGCAGCGCAAAGAAAAGAAATGCTTGAGCTCTCGTGCATTCATCGTTACAACGAGCTGCGTCGCCGCAGCGTTCGGCAGCAAGAACCGTGCATCCTCTCTCGCCTCCTGTTCGGTACGACCAGAAGCGATCAGCTCATGCACCATAAATTCATAGTTGCTGTTCATTGTATAGAGGTCAAACTCGAATGCATGCTTGAGCTTCGGATTGCTTGCAATCGCCGGAGGGATTACATAATCAAATCCATTCTGTGCCACATACCTCTGGCTCTGCACGGAGAACGATGCGATGCGATGCCGCGTAAGCTGTGCAAGCAACGCACGACTAACGCCAGACACAAGGAATGTAAAACTCACATGTTCGAGGATAGAGTCATGCCCGCTGGCAAGCACATTCGCATTATACTGATCAACGGTCGTGTTGGTCATTCCGCGCATTTCAGCTTTTAGATCATCTGCGTTTTTAGCCGAATGGCAAATTTTCCCGGAGATGGCGACAACCCGCGCCATGTCTCCTGGCCAGACCATATCCTCATGGTTCAGCGCCGTGTGCGCCAGCAACTCAACCTTCATCTTAACGGCTTTCCCCATTCTTACGCCTCCTTCAATCCAACCCGATCAACCGGGTTGTCCGGACAGATTTCAATGCCGCATTTATCATAAGCCGCATGCCGTAGCTCCTCGTGTGTGATGTACTCAATCATAAGTTCTTCTACACGCTTAAGAAACCGCACAGTACGTTCCGGCCCAAACTTATAAAGCTCTTTGAGCGCAATCGCGGATGCAGCACAATAACTTTCAAACACGATACCACTGGTAAACTTGATGCCGCGATCAATACCGTTGTTGTATCCGACGGCCATTGCGCTGTTCAGTTGCTCAATTTTTGTGCCTTTAGACCTCTTTCCATTTGCTCGCGCAAGCGCCCTTCTCTGTTGTCTGTTCATTGATATCCTCCTTCGGTCTGATATAGCTGATATCAAGGCCAAGATTCTCTATTGCATCGCAAATTTCATTATATGACATCACGCCGATGTTTCTAAGCCCGGCAAGCCGTTCCCGGCCGAGTGTCAGCACATCGCCGACGTCGGAACAGCCAACACTGAACAGGGCGTGCTTCGAACGGTTAGACAAGCCCAGTTCGGACAGCGGCAGCCTGTACAGGTTCGCGTTATTCGCGTATTCTGCCGGGCTCTTAAACGAGATGGTGTACTCTCTCAGACACTTCTCTGCTGTGACCTGTGCCGCAATTTGCGCCGCATCCGATGCACGATGGTTCGCGTAACCGCGTACGCCATACAGCAGAATAGGCGCAACGTCCGGTGAGCGGAGTTTATCAAGCGCAGCCATAAGGATTTGACGCACGCGCTCAACAGACAAATCATCCTTGTACGCAATAGTCCGCATTGACCGGCACTCAGCGTAACGAATGCGCAAGTACGACTGTTCACGCTCAGACAAGGCTACGCTAAACGCATACTCACAGCTTGGCACAAAGTCGAACGATGCCACAAAGTCATTAAACCGACTGTCATTTTCAAAAACAGCTTTCAGAATCAGCAACCATTCTTTTTCGGTCATAGCTTTATCCAACGTATATTTCCCTCCTTACGGATCAAACGGCAGGTCTTCGTCCGTCGCAGTAAATTCTTCAGGCAACACAACCTGATGGCTCTGTTCAGTTTCAATTTTGATCGAACGCTTGCCACCTTTCCCGCGCTGGACAGTAATAACAATTCCGTCTCTGCGCTTCAGCATCGGCGCAAAATGAGAGAGCTGCCGCCCAAACTGCGTCGCATGAACTTCTTCTACAGGTTCACCCAGCGTCTCTGACATTTCGCAATTCAAATCATTTACCGTCCCACGCCAGCAGTTATAACGTTTCGCGACAGCGATGATGCCGCGCACCATCTGCGATGCATTGTATTCTTGCAACTCGGCGTATTCCTCGCTATTGCAGGACACCAGTTCCCAGTCGCCGGAATTAAACTTCACGACGAAATCCTGTGAATCAAAGTCTCGGCTACTGGTTTTCAGCGTGCTGGTCTCTTCCCCGCGCTTGCCAGCAAGCACCATAACTGCGTCACAAGCACCGGTAAAACCCATTGAGCCGCTGATGCGTTCAAAATAGTCATCGTTGTTACCGTTGTCTTTGCGCAGGTGATGCACACAGATCAGAGCCAGACTGTTTTCCAGCGCAAAGCTTTGCATCTGCCCGAAGATGCGCGTATCGCCCTCATAAGCGTTCTCACCGCGCCGCGTACCGCCTTTGACGCGCCCGACTGTATCGATGATAATCATCGACGGATTTTCAACCTGTGACGCCCAGCTCTTAAGCTGTTCGAGCAGGTCTCCATCCAGCTTATCAGCCTGATGCGCGATATATAGATTGTCTGGCGCAGCGCCCGGAATCAGGCGAGACAGACGATCCTGAACACGATATTGACGCGACTCAAGATCCAAATAAAGCACGCTGCCGCGCTTTGTTGGAAAGCCAAGGAATTTGTCGCCCTTCGATACACAGAGCGCCAGTTTAAGCGCCATCCAGCTTTTTCCTCGTTTAGGCGCACCGGCAAGCACCGTCAGCCCGGCCGGAATCATTCCTTCCACGATAACAGGCGGACGTTTGAGCTGTTTTCCGTACAACTCAGAAGCCTTGTAGAACTCAAGCGGTTTAACCTGTTTGGGCAGCGGAGGAATCGGTTTCGCTTGCGATATATGCAGATCTTCACCCTGACGCGCAGCCTGCCGATTATATTGTTCCTGCTGCGCCATCGCCTCCAACGCCGCGTCGTCCGCCATCAGCGCCTCCAGCGCTTCCCGTTCCTCCTGACTTGGCATCGTTGCCCTCCTTATATTCCATCGCAAGATCGACCATAGACGCCTGCCAGAGCCAATCAAGCTCTTGCATGGCGTATGCTCTTGCGATTATGGCATTCGTAAACTCCCGCGTATCCCAAGGGTCTTTAGTGGGATCACTATATTTCTCAAGTATTGCGTTCGCTCTATGATATGCGCGGCATAGCCTGTTCCATTCCGCGCCACGCCGCTTCTCAAGTGCCTGCACCAGATGATAGACAGTCGGCTTTGGCTTTTCACGCGGCTTATCTGCCGTGTAGCTTAAAACCTCGATTCCAAAATCCGCAGCCAACCGTTCAGCAGCTTCCAAAGACGATACCTGCATCATCTTCTCGTACAGGGTCACGGCATCGCCACCCTGATGACAACCGAAGCAATACCAACTGCCGTTAGGGTAAAAGCACATGCTCGGCGTTCTTTCGCCATGCAGAGGACAGCAGGCCCAGAATTTATACCCGTTACGCTTTAGCTCGATTCCCTGCCGCTGCGCCGCTTCGAAAGCCGGAATCTGCTTTAACCGATCAAACAGATCGCTCATAGCTTATAAAACCATGCTGACGGGTTGTGCAGACCCATCAAGGACAGAGGTTTATTCGATTGGCGCAAACGTTTCGTCAGCAGGCGCACTGGACGGAACGTCAAACGGCACATCGGCCTCCGACACTTCGACAAACTCCTGAGCGGGCTGTTCAGGCTGTACGTCCGCAGCGCTGACACGGACGGCAGATTTGATAAACTCAGCCGTATACGCCGCCACAGCCGCAGCATCCGTCTTGTCGAGCGCACCAACCGCCTCAAATACCGGCGTGCTGTATGCCACGCCTGTGGCACTCTGTGCGGTTTTCAGTGTGATTCGCGTCATGATCGCGTTCATCTTCTTGCGCAGGCTCATGGTGACCTTGACACGATACCCGGCAAAAGCGCCGAGTGCCGTCGGCGGGAGCGTCAGCACCATCGGGAAAATATCCCCGCGACGCAGGATATACACCTGACGCATGTTCTTACAGGCTTTGCCCTGGCTGGGATTGCCCTTGTTGTCTACGCCGGAGCCAAACTGGTTGTACGGGCAATCCTTACAGGTGCGCACCTCGCCGGTCGCCGCCCAGATACCAGTTTCACCGTCGCCGGACTGACAGACAGGCGGGTTCTTTGTGCCGTCATACGCATCCGGCCAGTAGCCGTTCGTGTTGTGCGACATAATGATAACGCCTTCAATAACTTTCTCATCGTCGCTATCGTCCTCGCCCGGGTTGAATACCTGGAACGATTTACCGCCGCCAGACGGGATTTTAATGCGGCCATACGGGATGCGGTCAAGATCGGAAAGCTCCTCCATCAGAGAGGAAATCTCGTCGTTGGACGGAACCAGCACCGCTTCTGCCTTCGCGCTGTCAATAACAGCAAGTTCATTCTTTGCCATAAAAATCATCCTTTCTTTTTTGATGTAACCTTGCGGTCAGTAATAGTGGTTTTTTCATAAACGCTCATCGGGATAGCCGCTAGATTTTCCGGCAGGTCACCATCCTCATCAAGCATCTCGCTCAACGTGTTCGTCAGCGTGCGGTCATCCACGCGCTCAACGATCAGATCGCCCAGCCCTGCTTCACGCAACATCGCGAATGCTTCCTGCTTGTCATCCTTCTTGATGCTGTAATAGCGCTTGATCGACAGACCATAACGCCGGCCTTCCACATCGACCGTGATCGATGCTGGGTCTTCAAGACCCGCAGCTTCCGCCAGATCCATCAGCCCGGCAATGATATCCTTCTCAGCCTGTTCGATCTGCTTGTTGTTCTCACTGACAAGCTCTTTCAGCTCGTCTTTCCTGTCTTTGAGCGCCTGCAAATTTGCAATAGCGCCAGACAACGCTTCAACCGTCATGCTTTACCCTCCATAACTCTCTCTATATCGCACACACAAGCCGCCAGCATGTCCGCAACAAACGGGTCGCCGCCAAACTTGGCGCTGATATTATTTACATCCTGATAAAGACCATCCCAATAAGTTTGTGCATTTTCAGGATATTGGTACTTCTGGCGAAACCTGTATATGATCGCCATGATCTCCCGCCGCCTGCCGTCAAGCGGCGGCAACCCGCTTTGCTCAGCCATAGCCTACGCCTCCAGCAGCTCGCGCCAGTTATCTGTGACCGACTTCGCAAGGTCTATCTTCTTGTCCAGCGCGTCCATAATTCTCTGGTCGATGCTGCCTGGCACAATCAAGTGAATGTATGTGCATACATTCCTCTGACCAACGCGGTGAATTCGATCCTGCGACTGTGCATATTTCGCGGCGTTGAACGTCAGCGAGTAATACACAACCGTGTCAGATGCAGTCAGGGTAATGCCTTCTGCACAGGCATCCAAGTTCCCGACAAACACGCGAGTGTTGCTGTCCGTTTGGAATTGTTCGACGATACTGCCGCGCTGTGTCAACGGAACAGAGCCGTCAATATATACCAGATTCATGTCACCAAGCACCTTCCGACAGGCATCGCATACGCCATCCATCTCAGCGCGGAAGCGGGTGAAAATTACAACCTTCTTTCCCTCATCCACGCACAAGCTTTGCACAATATCCGATACAGCCTCCAGCTTGGAGCTGGACACATGCTGGACATTCCCCTCATCATCCGTCAGATACCCGCCGGTCAGCTGTTGCAGGCGCAGCAACCGCGTCAGAACGATGTTCGCCGTCACGCTGTCACCATTTTCCAGTTCAAGGATGGACTCTTTGCGAAGCTGGTCATACATCTTTTCAGCGGACGGTTCGAGCGGTACATCGCGCATTTCAAACGTCTTTTCGGGTAAGTCAAGGCATTCCGCCTTAGTCACCCGATAGGCAATGCTGTGCGCTTTGCGCGTCAGTTCTTCGAGATTGCGCGGGCCGAAATACTGGTGGTTGCCGTAACCGCCCATCGCCGCATAACGCTTCTCAAAAGCGTAGTAGCTACCGGAGAAGATACCCGGTGCGAGGAATCTGTACTCGCTCCACAGGTCGCGCGTATCATTCTGAACGGGCGTACCGGTCAGCCCCAGCCGATACCGGGCTTTATCCCCCAGCTTATGCACGGCTTTTGACTGCTGTGCGGTGTGGCTTTTGATACGCTGCATCTCGTCGCAGACGATCATGTCCGCATCATACGCCAACAGCTCATCCAAAAACCGCCACGTCGACTCGTAATTGATCACCACCACGCGCAGCGGATCTGGCATCCCCGGCAGAATATCGCCTGATGCGTATTTCAGGGCACTCAGGCGTTTCTGTCTTTCGCCTAACATAACGACCACCCGCGCCGGGAACGCGCCAAACTTGCGGTATTCTGCGGGCCACACAGGGCAAACTGACGACGGCGCGATCACCAGCACGCGTCGGATTTTGTGATCCAGATACATGCGTCCGGTGATTGCCACCGTGGTCAGCGTCTTGCCTGTGCCCATATCCATCAACAAAGCGCAAGCACCGATACCATTAGGCAATAATCATCACCTCACCTCATAGCCGTACAGCGCCAGCGCAATGTTGAACGCACGCACCTGATGTTGGAACAAGCTGTATTTCTCATTGATCGGCGGTCTTGCGATAGGCTCGACACGATCAAGCACCTTCTGCTGGTCGATGAACTTGTGTGCCGCCAGCATCTGTGCGGAAACCGAGCGAAGCTCCGCATCGCACGGCACTTTCAGCCGAGCAAGGTCTGCGACCGTGTCGAAGCACAGCGGAAGCATCCATGTGCGCGGCGGCATCTTGCTTGTCCGGGTCGCACGCGGAAAATTTACGATAGAAGCATCTTCTACACTGTCCGCTTCAAGAAAGATTACTTTTCCATTCAGCTTAGCCCTCATAGTTCATCAACCTTTCGCGTACATACTTTTCCGCTCTCTTTCCAATAAATGCAACCATCTGCTTGGTTACACCATATCGTTCCGCTATTTCTTTATACTTTTCACCGTTTGCATGTGCCCAAAATATATCGTGATCTTTGATACTTACATTGAGCAATGCTTTATGAATTTCATCCATTTTCTCATTGTACAAAAGAGATTCAAGCGGATCATAAACGGAAGTCATACGTTGAAAATACATATCGTTTTGGAAAATGCCGATTTCTTTTAACGATTCTCCAACTTCTTCACATTGGCTGAAGATATCATCCAGAGAACAGGCAACTTTTTCAGGGGTTCGGCATTTTTCCCATACTTTTCTGCCTTCTCGCAATATCGCATTCCGGCATACCTGACAAAAAAACGTACTTGTTTTCCCCTTTGACGGCGTATACATCGTCACACCTTCAACCATCTTCAAATAACAAACTTCAAGAGGGTCTTCGATCTGGCATGATGCGATATAACTTCTCATTTTGTTGCAGATCAAGAATGCGCATCCAATATTGTCTTCAACCAGCTGACGCTGCTCATCCGTCAATTTTCTTGTTTTTCGTCTTCTCATAGTTGTATTCTTCCATAGCGCCTTCCGTAATAAGTGCAACAAGCCGAACATATGCACTCATTACTTCATCTGCATTACTGGATTTCGAGCATTGAACTTCTGCAATGCTCGAACAAACCGTATGCACCAGCAAAATAGATTCCATCGTCAAATCTCGCTGGTTACCGTTAATTTCAACATGAGTGCCGTCTGCATATAACAAACACAAACGCCTCCTTATTTCATGATTTCATGCCCGGCGCATCATCGCACGACGACGCGCCGCAAGTTCCTCAACAGTGGCACGGGCAGGGACAGACTCAGGCTTGTTCCCGCCCTGCGCCTCCATCCAGCGGACAAACTCATCTACGTCGATTCTATAACGCCGTCCGGTGCTACCCCAGCGATGCACAGGCGCACCACGCTGTACGCAACGGGTAATGGTTGCGATACTGATGTTCATAGCTTCAGCCGCTTCTTTCGGCGTAGACAAGCCCATATCCGTTCCTCCTTTAATCGTCCGTGGCGATATCCACCACAGTTCCCATATAATGCCCGACCTTATTCAGGTAGTCGCATACCGCCTTTTTAGAGCGGGTGTTCAGAGCTTTAAGCAGCTCTTTATACGCAGTGCGCGTCATCGTAACGCGCACATTGCAGTCAACAACGGGTTTTCTTTTTCGCATGATAGATCATCCTTTCTTTAGGCATACGCGCCAAGCGTTTTTGGTCATAAGCCAGACAACGTGCTGTTATCCGGCGCATTTCAAACCATCCGATGCCATCCGGCAGGATATCCTGCTCCGGGGCAGGCTTGGCGATTTTTTCCTTCTGCATCTCTTCATCCAGTCGGATAAAGAGATAGCCCAGCGCCATCAGGAGAAGGATTCCGATCACAACCGCGATACCTATACCGACCGCATCAAGTAGTGTCATAGTTTTTACTCCTTCCATCCAGCATGGCGCTGGGCTACTTTTAAATTACAACCACGTTGCAACCTTGCAACTTATTTCCAAGGTAAGTTGCAATATTGCGAACAGCATCAATCTTCCATGCGCCGCCATCACCCTCAAACAGCGCACACTGCGCTTTGTCGTTAAAACGCAGGATGAAGTTGCTTTCAGGCTGCTCGACCTCGGTGAACGTCCGGATCGGCGTCAGCGTTACAGGATTCTTGACCGTCACCTCAGCGTTGGATACCACGCCGCTGCGCACCGTCACGCGCTGAGACACGCCATCATCGGCATACTGCGCAGACTGTTCAGACCGCAGGCTTCCGGAAATCTGCAATACCTTCGCGAGATTTTCAGACGGCTTAAACATGCTCTGCAGCATAATCTGGAACTCGTCAATGTCCATGTACTGACCGAATTTAATGTACGGAATACACGCTTTGCAGCGGACAACTGTCTCGCGTGTTCCAATGTCCATCAGCGGAGACAGCACATCGACCTCGGTCGGCGAAACGATGCGGACAAGATGACAGGTCATTCGATCTTCCTGTTCCGGTTCAGCGTGGCAGAATAGATCATCCACATCCGCCGAGATGAACTTAACCAGACCATCCAGACAGAACACGTCCAGCGTGTTAATCGGAACGCTCTCGCGGTCAAGCTCAGGCAGCATCACAACAGAACCTTTAACACGGTCAAACATATAGTGATGCCCGTGTTCATCTACCTTGACTGCGTTCTCAACATCGTTGATGCGCTTACCAAGGTTCACAAGATACTCATCTACGGCGCGCGCCGCCTGCGCATCAGCGGCAATCATCATGGGATTAGAAGCCATATAACCTTTACCTCCTTAATTGTGACTGAACGTCACGACATTCGATTCAAACTCCGCCCCCTGCATGTTCATCTGACCGGGAAGCTGATTGCTGCGTTCCTGAGCTGTTACATTTCCGTGGTCGTCGCGACTGAGGAACAGCGGTTTAGTCACCACAATCGGAGGTGCCAGCTTGGAACTCACCTTGAGCTTGAAGGTGCCGGCAGAACGATCATCAGAGGGCTGAACCTCAATGTTGATCGTCACAGAGCGCTTGGCAACCGGGTCGGTGTTCGGGTCGAACACGTTTTGGAGCAGGCGCTGCCACTCTTCGGCAAAGCGCTCATTCACAGCACCATCCATGATGGTATCCAGATTTTTGATTGCAACAAAGTTACTGGGCATTGTTTTCTCTCCTTTTCGTTGCCATATTCCGAATGACGCTTCCGCCGTAATCATCTCTTGTCAGATTGATAAACTCATCAACCGTGAACGAATCATTTTCCAAATCAATCTGATGATTCAGACAGAACGCCTTTCGGCCGGTCATGCAGCTTCCTGTGAGGCGATGATGCCAGTCAAATAAGTCCTGCGCAGGATATTTCTTTTCCTCGCTGTGCGCAGCGAGGAACGCTTCAATGCGCTTTTCTTCCGGCATATCGTCGAACTGTTTTTCAAGCAGCGCGTTCATCGCTTCCCGCAGCGTATCTCCATGGGCGAAGATGCCGTCCTCGTTTTTTACGACGTAACAATCTTTCGTCGTAAAATCCGACATCAGAATACGCCCCTTCGCCGCATTACCGTGAACATGATCGATAATCGTGGGAACGTTATCAACCATGTTCACGGGATCACCAGCAAGCGAAGTTACGTCGCCGTAGCCGGAGCCGGAGCCGTCGCCGGAGCCGTCGCCGGAGCCGGAGCCGGAGCCGTCGCCGTAGCCGAAGCCGGAGCCGTAGCCGAAGCCGTCGCCGAAGCCGGAGCCGTCGCCGAAGCCGGAGCCGGAGCCGGAGCCGTCGCCGGAGCCGTAGCCGTAGCCGGAGCCGGAGCCGTCGCCGTAGCCGGAGCCGTAGCCGGAGCCGAAGCCGGAGCCGTAGCCGAAGCCGTCGCCGAAGCCGGAGCCGTCGCCGAAGCCGTAGCCGGAGCCGGAGCCGTCGCCGGAGCCGTAGCCGGAGCCGGAGCCATCGCCGGAGCCGGCGACGGAGCCTCGTGGCACTTCAAGGAACCGTTTGACGGCTTCCTTTACATCCGCCATTCTCTCACCGCCTTAATGTTCTCCACGGCCTTATCCGTGCAGGCGATGATCTCAATCACGCCGAGAACCGTGCAGGACGGGACAGTTACCGTGAACTTGCAGTTCTGCGGGCACTTCACGCCCTCGGTCGCAAGCTGGCTCAAGCTCGCCGCGCCCTCCCAGTACCAGATACGCCGAGCGTCGGTCAGCTTCGCTTCGCTTCCGTTGCGCTCCTCGATGTGGGCGAAGAATACGCCCGCTCGGTCGGTTCTTACGATGTACCACTGTTTATCCATTCTTTTTTCCTCCTTACATCCACCAAAGCTGAGTTACATTCACGATGTTCGTAAGCGCCAGTGCTGCAAACACCACACGCTCCATGGCTTCACCGACAAGACACATCAACGCACAGCAGATTAACGCCACAAACAGCGAGATCAGACCGAACAGAAAACGATAGGCATCCATTCTCACAGCTTCTCATCCTCCAAAATCTGAGCCAGCAGATCAAGCCCGGTCGGCGTAACCAACGTCTGCGTCTCTTCCGCGCCACAGCGATAATATTTGACAATAATCTTGTCAAACAGCCCCCGTTCGGTGTACACTCTGTAAGGGCGTGCATCGTTGTTCCCCTGTCGGTAGCAGATACGAGCCACACGCAGAGCGTCGCAGACGTTCTTTCGCGTAGTGCCGAGCCGCAGAGCAGCTTCTTCAAGCGTAATCGCGCCGTCCGACACGTGCTGGTTAGCGGGAACAGCCTTCGGCTTATCCTTCGCCTGTTCAGGCTTCGGCACGGGCTTCTCGCTGGCAGACGGAAGTGCTTTTGCATCAATCACTGCCTGCACCAATTTCTGCGACACGTCGGTGAACGCATTCATCGCATCCAGCACCTTCGATGTACAGGCGAGGAACTCGCTTTGATTTTGGACAAACGCGTGCATCGATTCCAGCAGCACAGCTGCCTGTTCAGCAGTCATCATCGGCGTTCCGGAAACGGCATATGCGCCGGTCTTGCGGATTGCCGGAATCACCTCGTGGGTGATCCACCGCTTGAAGGCTTTTGCTTCGGGCTTGTTGGAACAGAGCACCAGATGATAAAGCCCTGATTCATTAACACCATTTAACTCAATGGTTTTATCCGGATTTTGAGGGTGGGTTACTTTTAGTACCCCACCTTCATCCTCGTCAAGGCGGCTCATTGCGCGACTAACCTGTTCCAACCCCAGTGCCCTGCATACGTCCCTCGCGACGAACCACGGTTCGCCGTCGACGGTCAACGTCCGAACAGAACCAAACTGGTCGCTGACGAACGTCGAAAGGTTTTTGTTTTCTTCCATTTATAACTCCTTTCTTCTAAAAGGCTCTCCATCTGCAACGGGAGAGCCTTGTTTTAGCTCTCCTTCTTTTTCTCCGTGTTGTCCATGCTGGTTTTCAGCTGACCGAACAACACGCCCGCCGCAAAAGCGTTCTGGATGGCTTCCGGGAAACCAATAAAGGTTTTGAGGATATCGACTTTCTCATTCGCCATAACCTTTTCTGCGACCATAATCGCCAAACCTCCTTTCGTTTTGTGACTACGTCGTCATTTTAGCTCTTTTTGATGCGATTGTCAACACATTTTTAAAATATTTTTTGATACCACAATCGCTTAAATAAGTTTACTTTTCTCATTATTAGTGATATAATGCGTTCAGAAACACAAAAGGAGGTGACTACAATGACAATGGGCGAAAGAATCAAACAAGTTCGCAAGGAAGCAGAAGGAAAACTCAGTCAAGAGGAATTCGCAGCTTCCCTAGGGTTAAGCCGAGGACAACTCATGACTTATGAGATTGATCGCGTTACACCCCAGCGCAGCGTACTAATGCTGATCAGCCAGCAATACAGCATTCGCCTCGAATGGCTGGAAACCGGCGAAGAACCGATGCGGCTTCCTCCCAACGAGGACGACGAGATCGTAGACGAAGTTCTGGCAGGCTCAAACGAGTTCGTCAAAGCCGTAATACGCGGCATCGCCAAGACTCCTGGCGGTTGGGAAATGATGCGTGAGGTCTTCAACGCCATACAAGCCGAGCTGGACAAACAAAAGAAGCCGGGCGATTGATCGCCCGGCTTCTTATTTTTTTAGTTTTCCTTTTCAATACTCATTTCAATACTATCTCGGCATGGAGATATATCAATTTCTATTATGTATCCAGCTCTATCGTATTTTTTAGTACTATAATCGCTATTTTTCCTTGCTTCATCAAACATTTTTTTTATAGATTCATCAGTAATTTCTATTTTTTCTAGAAAACCATCATAATTGTATGTTGGCAAGAATACACCTTTTTCCAAATCAACATCTCTCGGAACAAGATTAAGCATTCTGGCAATTACCAAAGATACGGTCTGGAATCTATGCCTACACTCTTTATTTTTCCAAACTTCATCAGATTTTATAGATATTCGTGTTATCTTTCTTAATTCAGAATCATAATAACACGCAAAATAAGCCTCGTGATAACTAGGATTTGTGTATTTCCCATGATATTCTACTGAAAACCTATGATATGATCTTGCCCATTCTGTTTTTCTGCAATAATCAAAATCAAAGGAACCACGCGTTCCTTTAATCTCATATTTAGGAGTAATCATTCCACCCCAATAGTCCCTTACTTCAGCATAATATCTATCAAACGCATGTGCAAACTCATCTTCGGTTTCAAACAAAACACGATTATTAGCTATCGACGTTTGAGCAGAAAACAGAAAAATAAAAAAACAAACAACAAGAAAGACTTTTCGCACATTGTTCACCTCCTATCGAATTGTATCACAAATAACAGGCGTTTTCAATGCTTTATAGACCAGCCTTAGAAAAAGAGCCGGGAGATTAATTCTCCCGGCCTTTTTCTGTCTGCGCAGCATATGCACGTTCAAGAATTTTCCAAACCCTCTGAATCACAGCGTCGTCCTCCACCTTATCCAGCAGACTCAGAATGCAGCGAACCATAATTCCACGCGGATATTTCACAAATACCGCCTCCTTTGCTACTAGCATACCCGGAAGCGGCATTTAATATACAAAAAAAGAAAGTCGAATTTTAAAAATCGTTCGTGCTATTTCTTGGCTCGAAGAAATACACTCCACTTAGGAACAAACGCGACAAAAAACATAAAAAATTGTAGTTTGCGCGACATAAGGCGGTGTCGCGCAAACTACAATTTTTGCCAGATTCTGTAAAGTAAATGAATTTTTTTCACGATATCAAAATATACTTTTCACTCAAAAACCCGTTTGCTTTTTCCATGTTTTGAATATACTATGTCATGAACGCAAAAATCCGCGCCATTCAAAAACGACGCGGACTGCGGAAACTCGCAAGGATGGAGGAAACCATCACCTTGCGAGACGATCTTATTATAACATATACATGCGGAAAAATCAAGGAGGAAACTGAAAATGGCATCTGTATCCAAACGAGGAAAAACGTGGGAAATACGTTATCGCGTAAAAGATGCAATGGGACAAATTACTCAAAAGCGCGTTGGCGGCTTCAAAACGAAGGAAGAAGCATGGGCAAAAGCCGGACAGATCGAACAGGCAGCACAAATGAACGTGGAACAGCCCAAATCCGATCTAACCGTCGGGATGCTGTTAGAACGATGGTTTTCAGAATATGCTGCACAGAGTGTCGAACAAACGACTTTAGCAAGATACAACATGAACATTGATCGTTTATCTCACTTTCCCATATATAATGAGCCTGTCAAAAACTTGACCAAAGCCCGTTACGGGCAGATGTTCAACTATATGCAATCTTGTGGCGGGCAAAACGGAAAACCATTAAAAACATCAACTGTAAAAGTATACTTTGATGTTCTACGCAACTCCACAAGCTGGGCCGCATCAGAAAATATTATTCCGCTAAATCCTCTTGCCGGGTATAAAATAAAAAAAATAAAGCAAGATTCTTATAAAGAACCAGATTATCTTGATCCGAACGACATTCAGGATGTATTGAGTGCTTGCAAAGGGAAACGTATCTACACACCCATTCTATTAGCTATATACGGTGGTCTTCGAGCGGAGGAATGTTGTGGTTTAAAATGGAAATCCATTAACTTTTCTAGAAATACTCTGATCATTATAGAAGCTAAAACGCGCGATGTTTACGGTAGAAAAATAGATAAGGGACCTAAATCTCCGATGTCAAAAAGAACAATCTCAATGCCCCAATTTGTTATGGATTATTTAAATCAGCTCCCGCGAGAAAGTGAGTTTGTTTGTGTCAGTCGTAAAAGAGAACCATACAGCATAAATTCACTCACGAATACTTTAAAAAGAATCGAAGAACAGATCAATGAAAAGAGAAAGTGTACTAACCAACCGCCTATACCACCAGCATCCTTCCATGATTTACGGCATACACACGCTGCTATGCTTATTAAACTCAACATTCAGCCTAAGATTATTAGTGAACGTCTTGGTCACTCTTCTATCGCAATTACGATGGATACATACGGCTATCTAATGACTGGTTTACAAGAAGATGTGGCAAATAAATTAAACACTTTTTGTTAATTTCAAAAGTAAATGATGCAAATGTCGGGTTCTCCCGGCATTTTTTCGTCAAGGTCTTTTTTGAAGTTTATTTTTTCATTTATCGACAATCATCGACTTTTATAGAGTTAGATTAACCTAATAGACCGAAGAGGTGACAAAGAAACTTGCGCACTCGCCTTCGGTATATTAGGTCTCCCTAACAAATTTCAAACTTTTTTTCGTTCAGCAAATGCGCGTTTATATAAACTATTAGGTACATTAGGTATATTAGGTATTGCCATAGTAATAAACACATATAAATCTAACAATATATAGAAAAATAGTATATACCTAATAAATATTGAAAAATCGCTTTCCTTCGGTAAAAACAGAAATCCTTTGTCACCCACTCCCTAATATACCTAATGAACCTAATATACCATTAAAACCTAATAAACCAATAAAACCTTATAAATGCTCTCTCACACTTTCTCTTGATTTTTTTCTTTTTTTAGAGTATAGAAGGGGTTGATTTTTTAAGTTCATTTTAGTTTGTCAGTTCAAGGAAAGAGGATAGATTTTCTATATTTTCATTTGGACACAAATGCGGACACAAACAGCCGATTTATTCCGAAAAATCACGCTTTTTCCAGCATATTTTTGAAAGCGGAATCAATCAATTTTTTCAACAATATTTAGAAAAAACAACATTCAAGCATTGATTGACAACAACAATACAGGAAAAGCGCCGTTTTTTCAAGGTTTTACGTGTCCATATATTTTCATATCTTGTTTTCTATATATTTTCAGTTTTTATCTTTCATAATTTGAAATACGTCTTTGGACACAAAAAGAAAAGAACGCTTTGGACACAACCTTGGACGCATTTGCGAAATGCCCAAAACAAAGAGGACGCAGGAAAACGCCTGCGTCCTCTTCTGCCTCCAGTGGCTTATTCGGGAATAGCGTGATAGTACCGGGCAACCTTGTTCGGCGCGGCGTCCTTGTCGCAGACAAACGCCTTCGCCATTTTCGCGTAGAAGTCCGGCGTGGATACGTTCAGCTCGGTCGCGACCTTGTAATAGTCCGACCAGATCATGTTCATCGCCGCGTAGAAGTCGACGAACTTGTCCTCCGGGATACCATGCTTCTTGGCAACAGCGGTAGTCTCAGCGTAAGACCACTTACCGCCGTGCGGCTTGGAAGCATCTTCGTTCTCCATGTTCGCGACCCACGTTTCGGCTTCTTCCATGGTGAGCGGCGAATCCATTTCTTCCAGATGCTCGTGTAAGCGTTTCTTTGCCACCTGTGAGCCTTTTTCAAGGGCTTCAAGAGCAATCGACCACAGAGCGAAATCACGCGCATTCTGCGCCGTTTCTGGACCATATAACGCCCTCATATATTCCCGTTCGATGCACTCACGCGTCAGCATACGCTTACACCCTCTCCACGTTAATTCCGGCGTTTGTAACAGCGGCGGCAGCCGACAGCTGCACAGTCAGCGTGCTGGTCTGCGGGCAGCAGCAGGTGCGCACAGTCACCGGAGACAGGGACAACTGGACAGCCTCATTCGCCGCCGCAGCGGTCGCTGTTACAGTTGCGCCGGGATAGGCAACGCCATTGACCAACAGAGTGGCTGTAATAGCCCCAGCAGCGGTCGGGAGTGCCGTGACGTTAAACCCCACGTCATAATAGCCGGCACCCGTCAGAACGACGTTTGTACCCACCAGACGGCAATCACAGCCATAACGTCTGGTTAGCGTGGTAAACTGCACGCCGCCGTTCGCCGCGACAGCCTGAGTTCCGGCATTGACGGCATAGATTAGAGATTTGCAGGACATGCTTAACCCTCCTTAGAAGTAGATGCGATTCCTTTGTTCAGTAGACCATGTGCATTGTCCAACATCAAGGCAGACATATAGTCCAGCGGCGTCATGGGCGTTACATCGCGAGCAAGCGCAATAGCCAGCGCAATGATCTGCTGGATATCCGACAGCGGCATATTGTCATAGTCACGCTTCATCAGGCTGGTCTCGATAGCCGCCCGAAGATCCTGATTGATTTGAGTCGCCATACAATCCTCCATTTTATAAAAAGGCGGGCGTAAGCCGCCCGCCTGCCCAGCCGATACGACTTTTAGATGTTGAAGTTGTTGTTGCCGTTGCAACCGCAACCCTGCTGAATCGGCACGAAGTTCGGCACAACGCCGTAAGCATAGTTGCTGATACGCGGGATGCCGCACAGAGCAGACTGCAGTTCAAGCTGGTTGATGCGGTTCTGCATGTCGGCAAAGCGGTTACCGGTGATAGCATCCAGAATTTTCTGCATGCTGGCAGTCGTGTTCGCGTTGATCGCCGCCGTGTTGATCGCGCCGTTGTAGTTGACGGAGTCGATGGCACGCAGCGTCTCGCAGCAGCATTTCTGCATCGCGGCAAAGCCGCTGTTGGTCTCGTTCTGGATATCGCGGAGCTCACCGAGGATGTTGTAGTTGCCATCCTTAATCGCACCAGTGGTATCGTAGACGCCCTGACGCACAGCGGCAACGATCTCGTTGTTCTGCCGTTCAAGAGCCGCAAAATCGGTCGAACGCTGTACATCACCGACCGTCGCCGCACGGTCACCGCGACCGCCGAAGAATCCGCCGCCACCGCCGAGCAGGACGAGAATCAGCAGGGCAAAAATCCACATGCCGCCGCCACTGCCGCCGAATACGCCGTCATTTTTGCCAGTCGCCGCAGCAACATCGGCAAGGCTATAATTTTCCATAAATGTTACCTCCGTTTATATTCCAAGCCTCCGGCTGCGCGCTTGCCGAAAGGAGTGGTCTCAACGAATCAAGGACAAAATGTCCTCCGGATTCACGCCCATACGCTGACACTCCGAATAAAACACCTTCTCAGGGTCTTTTCCGGCTGTCATCATGCGAACAGCCGCCATCATGGGATTATCTCCATTCATAAGCTGCTTTGCTTTAGATACCGCCGCTCGAATGTCACTCTGCTGCATCATCGGCTGGCTGTTGTTTGCGGTTTGTCCGAACAGGCTGCTTGCCATTGCTTAACACCATTCCTTTCAGCTCGTCAAATTCTTCACGGGTTACATATTCGGGGGATGCCTGCTGCATTTGCGGCTGCGCATCCGGCACCGGAATAAAGGTGAATGTTCTTATGCTACCGAAGCCGGCACCATCTGTCGACTTAACAAAAAATACATCGTTATTTGTGTCGAACAAAGCCACGGAGCTATTGGGCGGCATTTGAAAGGCTTTTGCGCCATCAATTCCATTAACGCGAATCAGCTGCATGTTTTGTATTGGCGCATTCTGCTGTTGAAGGGCTTGAAGCCTATCAAAGTACGTCTGCTGCGCAAGCTGCGGATAAATGTACGATTGCGGATAACCGTTGTACACTGCAATCCACCTCCCTCTTCTGCCATTATTATGGTGCAGAATAGCAGGTTGTTCCTGACATCTTCCCGTCGCAAACATGACAAAAAACGGTCGAGTGCCATATGACACCCGACCGTTTTTTGATTTAGTAAATATTCAATTAGGATAGTGTTGTTCGAGATATATGATTCGGTCTTTTATCGTGCGGATGATGCGATCTACCGTCCGTACAGATCTGTTCGTGGCAAACGCTATCTCGACTCGCGATTTGCCCTTCTGCAGTAACTCGAAAATGCGCAGCTCATCTTCCGTAAAACCGCACTCAGCGCAGTAGCGCACATAGTCCGGTCTGCAGAAGCGTAGCCGCATTTGTCATTAGCCCTCCTGTGCAGTTGTCAGCTCATTCACCGGGACAGCGTTCTCAATCAACAACGGCGTCGAGCTTTCCAGCTTTGCAATCTCAGCGTTCACCAGCTCGGCAAGTTCATCAGTATCCAGCTTGTAGCCATGCGCGTTAAGTCGCTCCTGCACCCACGCCAGCTTTTCCGCGCCGCGCCCAGAGCCGGTGTACAGCTTTTCGGCGGCGAATACGAGGATAGACACGAGGTCGCGAATTTCACGACGCTGGTCAAGCGTCGTCTTGGCCTTGATCCACGGGACGACATACCGCGTAATCAGCGCGGCCACGAGGACGATCAGCGCCTGAAAGATGGGGGTCAGGTCGATGTTAGACATAGATAGCCTCACTTTCTGCCCGGTCTTTACCGGGCAACGTCATAAAAATTTACGCTCCTGCAAACACTTGTGATAAGCGTTTTTGATGATTTCGACGGCCTCAACCGTCTTGTGGTTTTCAAACTCTGGGTGTGCTTTGCAATACGTCTCATATGATTTCACGTCGTCAAAAACTTGTTCAAAATGCTCTTTGCTGTGCTTGACGCTATTGTAACACTCGTCAGAAAACCGCTGGATTCTGGCGCGTGAGATTTTGGCAAATTCGAGGTCGTTTTTCGCCTCAATCCTGCTCATGCGTTCCTCTAACGATCCGACGAGCGCCTTGCGCAAGCCCTTAAAAACCCACGAGAGCGGCTGAACCTTGATCGGCGAGATCTCAATCAGATTCAGCGTCAAGTATATCAGCACAAGGGTCAGTGTGCTGTGCGTTGTGGCAGCCGCTCGTAAGCCGTCCAGCAGCTTTTGTAGAGTCATCGGTCAATCCTCCGCAATCGTCCATTTTCCCGCCAGCGTGACATACACGCCGTCGTTCCTGCGCAGGGTCGTCGTGTTCGGCGCTTCGCCGTCATCCTCCGCGGAATCTGTGCCCGGCGCGTCCTTGACAACGTAATCCGCTGACACACAGCCGTCCGCGCCCGTTTGTGTTTTGACGAGGTACCATCCTGTCTCAAAATGGCATACCACATCAACACGCTCACCATCGTGTACTTTCCCAATCACTTTTGATTTTGTCGAGTCAGCACCGCGCAGGTTGACATAACTGCCCGCTGTCTGTGTCTTGACCGTCGCATTGCCAAACATGGTCTCACCTCCTTCCGCGTTATCGTCCTGGACTGCAATCATCCGGTGCTTTCCAAGCCCGTTCCATCCGTGTTTTTCCGTCAGCTCGGTTTCCACCACACATCCCCGGCTCTTGCTTGAATGGATCACCGTTCCCCGCTCCGTCACCAGCCCGGTGTGGTCCACGTCGCCCGTGCCCACGCCCATGAACGCCAGCATGCCCGCCTTCGCGCCGGAAATACCTTCCTGCTTCCACGTCAAATCCCGATATTTGGCGCTCTTGCTGTCGCTGTTCCAGAGGTCGTTCGTGCCCGCCGTCGTGTAGTTTTTGTCGCCGCCCGGCGCTGTGCGGAT